ACCATCCACAGAACCATCATTACAATTAACATTCGATGGTTTATCCACAAACAGTTTCACAGTATTAGATTGGAGTGAATAATATGGGTACTAAGAATTTNAATAGTGCAACAAACTTAATAACATTCACCAGAGCATCAGGTGGTACAGCTTTAAGGAAAATTAGCTACGGCTCAGAGTTGNTTACTAATGGTACGTTTGATACTGATATTTCTGGTTGGAATAATGACGGTACAACTTCTGCAATTGTAGGTAATCAAATTGAGGTTACTTCTGTTAGCGGAGTAAGCGGTAGTGGTGTGAATCAGACTATTACAACTGTAGCAGGGAAAAGATATAAATTCTCTAGCGACCATGCCCCACAAACAGGACGTGCAAGGATTGAGGTCAAGGACAATAACAATTTCGGTAGTGGTTTAGGAACTTTGTCTCAAACTAGTGCAACTGGCACATATGAATTTGTTTTTGTTGCACTATCAAATTCTACTTACATTCGCCTTGAGGCTTTCGACACATCTAGCGTAGTTTTATTTGACAACATCTCAGTCAAAGAAGTCCTATACGATCAACCTGATGGCACACTTCAACTTTGGAACCATGGTAACAACGAACCTCGTATTGAGTACGATGCTACTGGTGCAGTCAAAGGTTTACTGATTGAAGAAGCTAGGACTAACTTGATTACTAATTCAAACACAGGATCTTGGGTAGACGTGAGAATAACTACTACCCTCAATGCTGGGGTGTCTCCTGACGGAACTAGTAATGCAACCAAAGTTGTTCCGCAAGTTAATCAGACTAACACGTACTCGTATACAAATCTACAGTCAAACGGTTCAGGTGTTAAATCCTCAACCTCCATTTACTTGGCTTCTGCGGGTTACGGCTTTGCTACAGTATGTTCTTATACCCACACCGCCAGTCGGAACACTGCTGTTGTTGATTTGTCTAACGGCACAATAACGGCTAATTACGACGCAGGTCCGTATACAGATACATTTACTGTTGAACCTGCAGGTAACAATTTTTATAGAGTTACAGTAACCCATGAGAACAGAGGTAATCTTATATTAGGCGTCTCTGACACAGGAACATATACCCCCGGTGAAAACTTTGGGTTTAACGACACAATGACAACTGACGGTGTTTCAGGTATCCTACGCTATGGATTGCAACATGAAGTAGGCGCTTTCCCTTCGTCCTACATCCCGACAACAGGTAGCACAGCTACTAGGGCGGCAGATGTTGCTACCATACCAAGGTCAAGTTTTGGACATCACAACGAGGCTTCTACTTGGGTAGTTGAGTTTACCCCAACATTCCCATCTGTTGATACTAATCAGTCGGTACTATCTAGATATGGGTCTGGTTATGATTTACACATTTGGTCAACACATGCAAATACCATGACTGCTAATTTTATGAATAGTGCCTCTAGTCCTAATTTCCCTATAACAGCTAACCAAACATCTAAAATTGCGGTTGTGATTAAACATGGCGAGTATCTATCTGTTTGTGTAGATGGTGGTTCGGTTAGTCAAAACTCGGTTCTTTCTAATACCACCGTACATAGCCCCACAGTACAAGGCTGGGCTAACGTAGACTATAAACTTGGTGGCGACCAACTAGGACACATCAAGTCCATCAAATACTACCCTCGCAGACTAACTAATACACAGCTACAGGAGCTAACAACATGAGTGAAGAATTAGAAACAATAAAGATTGACTTTTATTTAAAGTTAACAAACGAAGCCGCAATGACTACAGTATTATCAGACTTCTATACACAAGACACTGAAACTACAGTAAACGAGGATACAGGCGAGGAGACCACTACAAACGTAGGTGATCCTTACTTAGTACCTAACACATCTAACTATGCTATTGATGTTGTGGGAACACTAAGTGAACCTACAGGCAATACACTGACAGATGATAATGACATGGAGTATCCTGAGATGCAAGCCTTAGATGGTTGGCATGTGAATATCCGTTTAGTAGGTGATGAAGTTAGAGCAGCAGTAGAAGCACTAGATGAAACACACGGTGTTACTCCAAGTGCACCACAAAGAATTTGGTTATAAAATAATTAAATTTAACACTTTACTTATTAAAACAAATATGGTATAATCAAGTATGATAACATTTAAAGATACATTAACAGAACAGAAGAACACACACATGACACACATTGAGGATAAGGTTCTCTATGGTGGCGTTAAGGGTACACGTGAAGCTATACTAGCTTTGCGTGAACTACGTGATATGCTAAAAGGTTCTCATAGCGGATCAGTATCCGTTAAATGGGATGGAGCACCTGCTATCTTTGCTGGAGAAGATCCATCTGACGGCAAATTCTTTGTTGCTAAGAAAGGTATCTTTAATAAGAACCCTAAAATTTATAAAACTGCAGCAGAAGTTGATGAAGATACATCAGGCGATCTTGCTGATAAATTAAAAGACGCACTTGAATACTTACCAGAACTTGGTATTAAAGGTGTAATCCAAGGAGATTTTCTATATAGTTCTGGAGACATTAATAAGGAGACAATTGATGGGGACAAATACATTACTTTCCACCCTAATACTATTGTTTATGCTGTGCCTAGTAATGGTGCAGCCGCACGAGATATCCAAAAATCAAGAATTGGCATTGTCTGGCACACAACATATAAGGGTAAAACATTTGAAGACATGAAGGCATCATATGGTGTCGATACAAATAAGTTTAAAAAATCTAAAAATGTATGGTCACAAGATGCTATGTTAAGAGATATGACTAATGTAACTATGTCTGCAAAGGATACTAAAGATGTTACCAAACTACTTAGTGACTGCGGTAAACTATTTACGACAATCTCAGGAACAACACTTAGACAACTGGAAGCAAATCAATTACTTGCACAACATATCGAACAATATAACAACACGTTTGTCCGTAAAGGTCAAGTTATTAAAGATACAACAAAACACACTGCTGGTCTCATTCGTTGGATCGACAACAGATATAAAGCAGAAAAAGCAAAGATGAAGACTGATAGAGGTAAAGCATCACGACAGAAAAAGCTTGATGATCTACTTGCATTCTTCTCTCCTAGTAATAGAATTAACTTGATTCGTATGTTCGAGTTACAAAAACTTATTGTACTAGCTAAATTAAAACTTATAAATAGTCTTAATAAACTAAGTAATACTAAAACCTTTGTTAAAACTAAGAATGGTTATACAACCACTGGTGAAGAAGGTTATGTAGCAATTGATAAACTTGGCGGTGATGCTGTGAAAATAGTTGATCGTATGGAATTTTCATACAACAACTTTTCACCTGATATATTAAAAGGATGGGACAAACCAGGAAGATGAGTAAAGAAATGAAATCATTTAATACATTCGTACCAGTAAATGAAGCAAAAGCTTTTGATCTGGATAAACTTAAAAAGGCATATTCTAGTATGCCAGATAGACTTTCACTTGATAAGTCACGTGAATTAAGTAAAGTTGTTAATAAATTTAGTAAAGACGAATTACTTCAGGTAAGAAAAGCTGATATAAAATGGCTATCAAGTATGGCAACTACTGCTCTAATTAGTAAGCATAAAATGACTGCTGCAGACTTGAGGAAAAAATAATGAAATCTTTTAAGTCATTCCGATTAGACGAAGCATTTGGTAGAGCAAGATTTAATCAACAGCTAAAGAAAAAAGGCATTGATGTAAACAAGCAACATAGTAGTAATGTTAAAGATGCTGCAGCCGCTAAGAAAAGAGCATCTGCTGCTTCTAAAGATCATACTGCATTCCGTAAGAAATATCCAAATATTAAGTTTGATGAAAAAGCCGAAGATCCAGATATTAAGGATCGTGACGGAGCACAGCCAGCTGCATATCACAAAGGTCTTTCTAAGTCAACTAAAGTAAAACGTGATGCTCAGTTTAAGAAGCAAGCTAAAATGGCAGATGATAATCCTGATGCTTATAAGCCAGCTCCTGGGGATGCTACAGCTAAGACAAAGACATCTAAGCATACAAAAAAGTATAAACAGATGTTTGGTGAAGATGCTAAAACTGGTTTGGCTAAGAAGGCTGAGAAGTCTGGTATGCCAATTGGTATATTACGCAAAGTATATAACCGTGGTGTTGCTGCATGGAAAACAGGACATAGGCCAGGGACTACACCAGAACAATGGGGTTACGCAAGAGTTAATTCCTTTATAACTAAATCCTCTGGTACTTGGGGTAAAGCAGATAAAGACCTAGCAGCAAAGGTTAGAAAATAATGAAATCATTTAATTTATTTACTGAAGGTTATAATCCTTCGGAGCATGAAGAAGGTAAACCGGCTACTGTAGCTCGTGCTAAGGCTTTAACACCAGGGCAAGAACCTGTTGATGAAGTATTAAGTATTAAGCAAAGACGTGATCGTGGTATATCTGCTCGTAAGAATAAAACTAAAATGGCAATGGGTAGACGTAAAGCTGCTAATAAAATTGCTTCTCCAGATAAACTAAAGAAACGTGCTCAAAGACAAGCTAGAACAGCTATGGCTGACAAGCTGGCTAAAGATCAACCTAAGGGTAAAATGACTGCAGCACGTAAATCAGAGATTGAGAAGCGTTTAAGCAAGATGAAACCACGTATAAATAATATAGCAAAGCGTATGTTAAAAGATGTTCGTAAAGCAGAAATAGCAAGAAAACGTGGAAAGTAATACTTATGGGAATCCCATCATTTAGCCAGTATCTAGTTGAAGAGGAACAAGCAGTTTATTTTACTTTTGGTAGAATGAATCCTCCAACTATTGGTCATGAAAAACTATTGAACACACTAGCTAAACAGGCTGGTAGAAATCCGTATAGGATTTATCTATCTCAATCAACAGATAAGAGTAAAAATCCTTTACAGTACAACGATAAGATTAAATATGCAAGGAAGATGTTTCCTAAGCACGCACGTCAGATCCTTATTAATAAAAAGGTTAAAACATTTATAGATGCAGCAACAACATTATATGACGAGGGTTTTAAATCAGTCGTAATGGTTGTTGGATCAGATCGTGTTAATGAATTTGATATTCTTTTAAATAAGTATAATGGTTCAAAAGGTAGACATGGTTTCTTTAACTTTAAAAGTATTAAAGTGATATCTGCTGGTGAAAGAGACCCAGATGCAGATGGTGCTACTGGAGCATCTGCTAGTAAACAGAGAGCAGCTGCTAAAGCTAATGACTTTACATCATTTTCTCAAGGCTTACCTAAACCATTATCCAATTCTGATGCAAAGAAACTCTTTAATGATATCCGTAGTGCTATGGGAATCAAAGAGGAAGCATCATTTTATCATCACGTTGAATTAAAATCAGTATCAGAAGAACGTGAAGCATTTGTAAATGGAGATTTATTCTCCTTAGGCGAATCAGTTATAATAAAGAGTACAGACGAAGTTGGTACTATTTGTATGCTAGGTGCTAACTATGTTATTGTAGAGACACCTAACCGTAAAACAAGACAGTGGCTTGAATCAGTAGAAAAGATTGAAGAAGGTAATGGTCTTTGGGCAAACATCCGTGCTAAGAAAGCACGTGGTGAAAAGATGAGAAAAAAAGGTGCTAAAGGTGCTCCTACAGATGCTCAGATTAAACACGCTCAAAGTACAAGTGAAAAGAAAAACGAAGAAACAAAATATTCATTTGTAAGCTACATTAAGGACCAGAGTTAATGCTTAATTTTAAAAAATTTATTTCTGAAGAAAATTTGGAAGAACGTGGTGCTGATGGTAAAGGTCACTATAGATCAACTGAGAAAGGCGCAGGCTTAACTCAAAAAGGCAGAGATGCTATTAATAGAAAAACTGGTAGCAACCTAAAGGCTCCAGTTACAGGTAAAGCTAAAGCTGGTAGTAAAGCAGCTGGACGTAGGAAATCATTCTGTGCTCGTATGGGCGGAATGAAAGGACCTATGAAAGATGAAAAAGGGAGACCTACTCGTAAGGCCATGTCTCTCAGAAGATGGAAGTGTTAAGTTATGGCTACAGATGTCGACTGGAAGAAACGGTTAGACCGGATCGAGGAAAAGATGGATAAGATGAGTGAAGTCTTAATCTCACTTGCTCGCTTTGAAGAAAAGATGGATGCTTATAACGAGTACCGTGAGAGATCATGGGATCGTATGAATAAGTTTTCGGAGAAACTAGATAAAATTGAAAAGATGTGTGACGATAATGCTCGCACAGTAAATACTATAAACAAATTATTCTGGATAGCTACTGTTGCTATCGGGAGTGCAGTAGCCACCCAATTTTGGATATAAAGGAAAAACCAAATGGAAAAAGATACTATGACTAAGTTGGGCGATGCGTACGCACAAGTCCAAGAAGCAACAGCTAAACAACGTGCTTTAGCTAGCATTAAAGCTAAACCAAAAGGACAGGTAACATTACCTAAAGCTCCTTGGGATAAAAAGAAAGAAGGTGTCGAGGAAGACGCTTCTAACGATACATCTGATGATGGCGCAGGATTAGATAAAGCAGATCCTAAAGCAGCTAAGAAAAAGTTTAAAGATCGTAAAGATAAAGACATTGATAATGATGGTGATACAGATTCTTCTGATGAATACCTTCATAAACGTCGTAAAGCTATTTCTAAAAATGTTAAAGAAGCAGACGATAAAACAACACCTTGTCCTAAGTGTGATGGTTCAATGGAAAATCATGCTAAAGATTGTCCAAACCATCCAGATAATAAAGGTAAAAAAGATGATACTGCTGTAATGAATCCTAAGAATGATGAAAAAGAAAAGGTTGCAACAGAAATGGCAGAACCTAAATGGCCAGTTTACAAACGTATTATTGAAAAAGTATCTGCAGATAAAGCAAAGAAAGATGCAGAAAAAGGCGAAGAAATGGATTCAAAAGATTCAGAAGGCGCTAAGAAGTTTGTAGATGATCACGAAAAGAATGATGATAAGAAACAAGGCGATAAAGTTGATATCGCAGTAGCAATAAAAAAGAATGCATCTGCAATGGCTAATCCAATGAAAGCGGCACCAATGCGCCCAGGTGATAATAAAGCCGGAGATAAAGTTGCTGATAAACCAGAAGGAAAAATGTAAATGATTAATCCACCAAAATGGTGTTCAAAAGCTATTCCAACTGTTCGCGGTTGGAAACATCATGTTCGTAGAGAGATTTTAAAACCTCAACGATTTACACAAGAGCAGTGTAATGAGTATATGATTGCAAATGGCATGATGGAATCACCAGAAGTAATTACTGAAGTTCCACAAGTAGAAGCACCAGCTATGTTAAATGAAGCACCAGTTGGCGGTGATCTTGATGGTATGACTAAGGTTCAATTAGAAGCCTTAGGTCGTCAGAACGGAATAGAATTAGACCGAAGAAAAGGTAAAAAAACTTTAATAGATACTCTAAAGAATATAGTAAATTAATCTAATAAAGTTGAGGTTCTATGGATATACAATTAACTGAGGATAACATCCCACTATACGCTGCTAAACATTATTATAATCCACTTGGTGCAGATCATGATGAATTCATAGAAGATTTAAAACGCTTTAAATATATTAAGCGGTTGGTCAATAGATACACTGAAAGTGGCTATCTTGCTGATCGCTTAATTTTAAATCATCTAATTATTATTCATAATGTTTTTGGTATTCGACCTGGTGTTGAAATGTTAAAAATAAAATTAACAGATGATCAAATGTGTATAATAAAACCATTCTTATTGTTTTTAAACTATATTGAGAATGTTGAATTAACAAATATATCTATGGACAAAATAGTTGTTCAAAGGTTAAGGAATATATAAATGGGTATTTTATCAAGAGCTGGTGATCTAGTTTATACACTAAGGTTTCTTAGGTTACTAACAACGCCTTGGGAGAATACAACTGCATTCGAATTAGGGCTTATTGATAATAAAGGTAAGACCATTAAGAAAGCAGATACACCAGAAGAAAAGACTGCACATAATGCATTTCATAAACTGGTATTTAATATTAAGAAGCTATTGCCTGGCAAAAGATTTGGTTCATATGCAGCTGCTCTATTCCTTCTTAAAGAGAAATATGGCGTATCAAACTTTGATAAAATTCTAAAAGAGTGTGGTATTAATTCACTTGATCTTATATCAGAAAATAGTGAATGGTTCTTATTAGAAAATAAACAATTATCACCTGGTGTCTATAGAGTAAATGGTAGTAAAATGATCAATGAGACACACGATGAAGTTGTTACTAAAAGAGATCAGGTAAGAATTAAAGAGGGTTGTTTCCCTGTTGGTGATGTTATGGGTTTAGACATCTATAAGGTAACACATCTTAAAACAAATAAAGAAATTTACATTACTGCAGGAGAGCTAATCAGATGAAAATAAAAGAAGATGCACCTACAAATTCTGTTGCTAGCGGTGGGTATGATTTAGCACCAAATGCTGGACCAAGAGTAAAAGAAATTCCTGTTACAGATCGCAGGCGAAGAAAAGATAAGCAACCTGTACTACTAAAAAGATTTAGAAAGTTTGTTAAAGATGATTAAAGTTTATTTATTTTTATTTATCGTTGGTATCTTAGGTAGTGCTGGCTATGGCGGTTATAGCTATTATCTTTGGTCACAAGAAACAATGAATACATTACGTGAAAATAATGTAAAGTTAGAACAAGTCACAGTTGTTCAAGCTAATACTATTACCGAACTAGAAAACAATGCCGCAAAGAATGAAGAACTAAATAAGAACTTATCTACAGCACTACAGAAATCACAAGTGCACTTGGATGCTTTGAGAAACAAATTCTCAAAGATTGATTTAACTATGGAAGCTATTACAAACCCAAATGGTTTGGAAGAAAGGGTTGACAATGCCGTTGCTAAACTTATTAAAAGAATTGAAAATGAAACATCTCCTGATCGTAACAGCACCGATGCTGCTGACAGCGTGTCTGGGAACTAGAACACCCGAACCAGTTGTTATAACACAAACAGAGTTTACTAAACAATCTATTCCTATTCAAACACAACCAAAAGGGGTGTCTATGCCACCAGTTGATTGGTATGTAGTAAATGGTGATAATGTTGAAGAATTCTTAGAACGTATAAAGAATGATACTGGAGCACCAGTATTCTTTGCTATTACACCAAAGGGCTATGAAAACTTGGCTATTGGTATTGGTGATCTAAGACGTTACATTAAAGATGAGCAAGCTATTATCGGTTATTATGAAGAAGCATTAACTGAAGAATAATTTGCGACATATAGTAATAAAATGTTAAAAATTACTACATTTAGCTATTTACAAGATCACTGATATGCTATATAATACTACCTACTAGAAATGAGAATCCACTTGTTTCACGCCCTGGAGTATTAATTGCATGCTATTCGAAGAACAAATTTCCCGAAAACCTGATCACTATCCATGGACTAAACAGTTCATAGAAGCAATATGGAAAGGTTTCTGGACACCGGAAGAATTTAACTTCCGATCAGACTATTCCCAATTTAAAAATGATTTAACACCAGCTGAACAACAAATAGTTGTTAAGACAATGTCTGCTATTGGTCAGATAGAGATTGCTGTTAAATCATTCTGGGCAGATGTGGGTAATAACCTACCGCACCCATCTATCAAAGACTTAGGTTATGCTATGGCTAATTCAGAGGTCATACATAATATGGCTTATGAAAAGATCCTCGATGTTCTACATCTTACACACGTATTTGAAGAGAACCTTAATGTTGATGTTATTAAAGGTCGTGTTGACTATCTAAGAAAATACAATAAGAAAGTATATGAGGACGATAGAAAACAATACATCTATTCAATTGCACTCTTTACATTGTTTGTAGAAAATGTTAGCTTGTTCTCGCAGTTCTATATTATCATGCACTTAAATCGTAATAAAGCAGTAATGAAAGATTGTGCTCAACAAGTACAGTATACACGTAATGAAGAAATGCTACACGCACAAGTAGGCATTAAATTGATTCAAACATTACGTGAAGAATACCCTGAGTTGTTTGATAAAGAATTAGAAGACCGTATCAAGCATGAGTGTGTTGAATCACTAAAAGCAGAAAGCAAAGTAATTGAGTGGATTATGGATGGACATACAGCAGATGGTCTGAGTGCAGATATTCTAAAATCTTTTATCGCTAAGCGCATGGCAGATTCTATGGATATGATCGGTATAGATAACTCTGAAATCGTCTATGATGAAGGTCATATTAAAGAGACTTTCTGGTTTGACGAAGAACTATTTGGTGCTAACATGACAGACTTCTTTCAAAAGAGACCTGTTGAGTACGCTAAAGGCAAGGGCATTTCCGCCGATGATTTATTTTAGAAGGATTACATAATGGGCTTTGAATGGGCAAATGATGATTCACGGGTGTTCCTCTCCCGTGGATACATTGACGGTAACATGACCGTTGAAGAAAGAGTAAGAGGTATTGCGCAGACAGCAGAAAAGAACCTTGAACTGGAAGGTACTGGATGGGCTGATAAATTCTATGACTATATGAGTCGTGGTTTCTATTCGCTATCATCTCCTGTGTGGGCTAACTATGGAACATCTAAAGGATTACCAATTTCATGTAATGGAGTTTATATCTCTGATACTATGGAATCAATTCTATTAAAGACTGCAGAAGTAGGAATGCAAACAAAGCTAGGAGCAGGAACATCTGCATACTTTGGTGCATTAAGGTCAAGAGGTGAAACTATTAAGAGTGGTGGAACTGCTGATGGTCCTGTACACTTTATGAACTTATGGGAAACAACTGTTGATGTTGTAGCTCAAGGTAATGTAAGACGTGGATCAATGGCTGCATATCTTGATGTTGAATCACCAGACATTATGGAATTCCTAGATGCTCGTGAAGAGGGTTCATCAATTATTAATCTAAGTCTCGGTGTTACTATCGGAGATGAGTGGATGCAATCCATGATTGATGGTGATGTAGATAAGAGAACAATATGGGCACGTATTCTGCGTAAACGTCGTGAGAGTGGTTATCCTTACTTGTTCTTTAAAGATACAGTAAATAATAATGCACCTAAAGTATTACGTGATCAAGGTATTAAGATTTGGGCATCTAATCTATGTTCAGAGATTGCTTTACCGTCCGCAGAAGACGAATCGTTTGTATGTAATCTAGCATCTATGAACTTACTAAAGTATGATGAGTGGAAAGAAACTGACGCAGTAGAAACAATGATCTGGTTTCTTGATGCTGTTATGGAAGAGTACATTGAAAAGACTGATAATATTCCTTTCATGGCTTCTGCTAATAACTTTGCACGCAGATGGCGTGCACTTGGTCTAGGTCAACTTGGTTGGCATTCATATCTACAATCTAAGATGATTCCCTTTGAGTCATTTGATGCTCATCTATTAACTGTTGAAATCTCTAAATTTATTGAAGATCATTCTAAGGCAGCATCTAAGGAACTTGCTATTGAATATGGTGAACCAGAAGGTATGCTAGGATATGGTATGCGAAACCTAACCACTTGTGCTATTGCTCCTACTACAAGTTCATCATTTATTCTAGGTCAAGTATCACCATCTATCGAGCCATTGGCATCTAACTACTTTACTAAAGACTTGGCAAAGGGCAAATTTACTTACAAGAATCCTTATCTAAATGACGTACTAGAAAAGTATAGTAGGAATGATAGTGCAACTTGGCTAGATATTTTAAAGCATGGTGGTTCAGTACAGCATCTTAATTTCTTATCTAAGATTGAAAAAGATGTATTTAAAACTTTCTCTGAAATCTCACCATTGGTTATTGTCCAACAAGCTGGTGCAAGGCAGAAATATATAGATCAAGCACAGAGTTTAAATATACTTATCCACCCTGATGTGTCAGCTAAAGATGTGAATGCATTGATTATAGAAGGATGGAAACTAGGTGTAAAAACTTTCTATTATCAACGATCAGCTAACCCTGCTCAAGAATTGGTAAGAGATATTATGAATTGTGCAGCATGCGAAGGATAAGGAGAGAGTATGTCTAAACCAATAAAAATAGAATGTGGTATGTGTGAAGAAATATCATTTGTAGAGGTTGTGTCTGATGAAACACCACATCATTGTCCAATGTGTGGTCATCCGGTTAACTTTGAATCTGATGGATATGATGAGGAAGATGACTACTAAATAGCCTTGAATTGATAAGGTATTGCTATGTGGTTATATGAAGATAAAGAATTTAAGCCCACCCCAGATGAACTATCGTCTTGGGTGGGTTTTGTATATGAAGTACAAGATAAGAGTAATGGTAAAAAGTATATCGGTAAGAAGGGTTTCTGGTCCACTCGCCGTCTAAAGCCATTAAAAGGTAAGACCAGAAAAAGAGTTGTTAAGAAAGAATCCGATTGGATGAAGTATTATGGCTCTAACGAACAAATCAAACTATTATTAGAAGAACATGGTCCTACTCGCTGGAATCGCACTATTTTAAGATTGTGTAAAAGCAAGGGAGAGATGAGTTATTACGAAGCTAAACTGCAATTTGATAAAAACGTACTTTTTGACTCAAATTATTATAATGAATTCATAGGTTTAAAGATACATTCCAAGCACGTTGCAAATCTAATCGAGGAAATGATGAATGGTGGAGATTAATATAAAGAAAGCCAATGAGTTAATGTGGGCTGTAAAAGGCCAGTTGATACCAGAAAACTATTCAGATGAAGATATAAAGAAAACATATGATTCATACTTTGCAAGGATGTGGGGTAACCATGAATATACATATCGTTTAGAAGGATTTGAAGAAGCATGGGCAAAAAGAGTAAAAGATAAGATGTAACATATTTGTTACACTTTATTGTTTTTATAAAAAAAAGTTAAAAAAGTAAAGAAAACACTTTACATCTATGTTTAAATGTGTTATATTAGTTATAGAAACAATAACTAAGGAATTATAATATGGGTTATATAACATTCAAAGATCAAATGTTTGATGACGAGCATGGCGGTCCTTTTGATCGTGGCATTATGGATTCTTATTATGGTAGACGATATGCACCTCATAGGTATTCTAATGGAACTCATAACCTTGGTCGTATCGAAAAATTAACTGCCGAAGAAACTCATGCTTATTGCATGGGATTTGAATATAATGAAGAAAGCGGAGATAGAAAGGAATGGTAATGAACCAGTCACAAATAATGTTTGTAGCAGAATATACTCTGCTTAATGATGAAAAGTCAATTGCTTACTTTGATAGCCAAAGTAAGGCACTAGAATGGGTTAAAGATGCCAATAAATTTGGTTTACTAGATACCTTTATTATTGATCAACGTAAAGTTAAAATGGAAGAGTTTATATGATATTAATTGATTATAATGGAGTTGCCATCGGCAACTTCCTTGCTATGAAAATGCAGACGGACGAGGATTTACTCCGTCATATGGTTCTTAACTCAATTCGTATGTACCGCAAAAAGTACAGTAAAGAATTTGGTGAGATTGTTGTTGTTGCTGACGGCACTAATAACTGGCGCAAGCGTGTGTTTCCTCAGTATAAAGCTAATCGTAAGAAATCACGTGAGAAATCTAGTGTAGATTGGAATGAAGTGTTCCGTATTCTTAATACTGTTCGTGATGAAATACGCGATAACTTTCCTTATAAAGTAATACATCAAGATGGATGTGAAGCTGACGATTCGATAGCACAGATAGCTACGGCAACTCAAGAGTTCGGTAGATATGAGCCTGTTATGATTATATCAGCAGATAAAGATTTTGCTCAACTCCAAATAAATAGTAATGTTAAGCAGTATTCTCCTATGACTAAGAAACTTATTGTAGAAAAGAATCCTAGAACATTCTTACTTGAGCATGTACTTAAAGGTGACTCATCAGATGGTGTGCCTAATGTATTATCAGATGATGATGTATTTGTAGATGGTCGTCGTCAGACACCTTTATCAGCTAAGAAAAAAGCTGCCTTAATGGAAGACCCTTTAGCCCTAGGTGAAGATGTCTTGCGTAATATACAACGTAATCGTACCATGATTGACTTGATGGAATTACCAGAAACTATAAAACTGGATATTATAAATAACTATGATAGCCAAGATCCAACAGAGAATAAATCTAAGGTTCTGAACTATCTAATTAACAAACGTTGTAGATTATTAATTGAAAGTGTAGGAGAGTTTATTTTATGAAACTTGTTTATGAAGTCTTTGAGAAATATTCAAAGGCTAGAAGTAAAGAGGAGCGTATAGCTGTTCTTAAAGATAATGAATCATGGTGGTTAAAAGATATTATCCGTGGCACGATGGATGATACAGTTAGATGGAACTTACCTGCGGGTGCTCCACCTTACACTGAAAATAAACCTGAAAGTGCACCTTCCCAACTCAGTAAACAGCACAAGAAGTTTGTCAACTTTGTAGTAGGCGGACCTGGTGATAATATGAATGGTATACGGAGGGAAAGATTGTTTATAGAAATTCTGGAAGCTATTCATCCAGAAGATGCTAAGCTAGTAATTGCTATGATTTCAAAAAAGAAGACCGTTAAAACATTAACTAGACCTATAGTAAATGAAGCCTTTCCTGGGCTTCTAAAGGACTAACATTGCCTAACAAACTAAAAAATTAACCAATGGGTCGAAGTAGAAATTCTACTTTGGCCTTTTTTACTTTAAGGAAACAATCTAATATGATCTCAGCTCAAATTGAACGACTAAGACGTGACTCGCGAGAACTGGTACAATACTCAAAGAAACTAGAAAAAAAGGGTAGAGCCGATCTTGTACATAAGATTATGTTAAAGAAACAATTTATAGATCAGCACATTGAAGATGTGATAGCGGAGCAAAATTCTTCATAAAAACAAAAAATAAGTGTTTACATCTCCACTAAGGTATGGTATAATAAATTAACTTATTTTGGTGGAGATGGATACTATGAATATTTTTATATTAGATAAAAATCCTGTTGTAGCAGCACAGTTACAATGCGATAAACATATCGTTAAAATGATCTTAGAGTGTGGTCAAATGCTTTCAACTGCACATCGTATGTTGGATGGCACTCTTACTAAAAGAAAATCTAAATCTGGTAAGACCATGAGTAAATACTGGGAGCTTACTGGAGAGAAAGAGCAAGTTTTGTATAAAGCTGTACACACTGGCCATCCTTGTACCGTATGGACTATGGAAACTAATTCTAATTACAATTGGCATTATAAACACTTTATTGCTTTATGTGATGAATACACTTATCGTTATGGTAAAGTGCATATGACAGATACTAAATTACGTGATGTGTTAAAAAGACCACCTGTTATGACTTTATATAGCAATGACTTAACACCGTTTAGACTAGCAATGGGTGCAGAGCCACAGTGTATTAATGAGTCAGATCCAGTTGGTTCTTATCGTGAATACTATCAGACTAAGCAAGATAGATTTAAAATGGTTTGGTCTAAACGTGATATACCGGAGTGGTTTAATGTTTCTGCTGCCTAATCTTAAAACATTAGAAGAATTATCAATAGGTGACACAAAAATGCGCCTCGTTGAGACAGTTAAAAAAAATCAATATATACAGTTATATTCTAGTTTATCAAAGAAGTGGAATGTAATGTATAAAACAAATGTTGAACAAGAATGGATTGATTGGAAAAATTATGCCAGTGTATACAATAATAGACATAAACACAAACAAAGAGTGGGACGAAGTGATGTCTTGGTCAAGCCTAGAAAAGCTGTTAAGCGAAAACCCAAATCTAAAGCAAAGTCTCGCAGTGCCTAAAATAGTAAGTGCTGTTGGTGGAACACTTAAACACACTTCTGATGGTTGGAAAGACCTAACTAAAAGAATGCATGAAAAAGCTGGTAGAGAGAGTAAGATTATTCGATGAGCCGTAAATCAACTAAGAGTATGATCCTACGTTTGGACAACATGCCAGACTTTAAACCAATTACTGAAAATCAAAGCCTTGCTGTAGATGCTTGGGATGATGGCGATAGTCTAATCTTATCTGGTTCAGCTGGTACTGGTAAAACATTTCTTGCTGTATCATTAGCACTTGAAGATGCTCTTGATAAAGAATTGCCAGAATATGATAAGGTTACTATCGTTCGTTCTATAGTTCCTACACGTGATATAGGTTTCTTACCTGGCAATGAAGATGAGAAAAAGCAAGCATATGCTGCACCTTATATTAGTATTCTAACAGAATTGTTCCAAGATAAAGAAGCATGGATGAAACTCCAAGCCTCTAATAATATATCATTTGAATCAACATCATTTATACGTGGTACAACTTTTAATAATACTATTATAATTGTAGATGAAATGCAGAACTTAACCTTTCATGAACTTGACTCAGTCATTACTCGTGTGGGTACTAATTGTAAAATTATATTCTGTGGAGATTTCCATCAGTCTGATTTCCGCTTTGAAGATGAACGTAATGGACTGCCAGTGTTTCTTAATATACTTGAGCAGATGAAAGACTTTACGACTATAAACTTTGATTGGAAAGATATTGTACGATCTGGTATCGTACGTGATTATATTATGACTAAGGAGATGAATGGAGTACGTTAATGAATAAACTTAACAGTAACACATTGAAAGAAAATTTACATTATGAGAAAATTCGAACACACACCAGTGGATCTAGGCTATGAAGACCTTATTGCTGAAACAAAACAATCGGGACGAACTTATCTTACCCCTGAAGGTAATAGATATCCTAGTATCACCACTGTCCTATCAATCCTCTCAAGAGACTCAATCGCAGCATGGAGAGCAAGAGTAGGCGAAGAGGAAGCCAATAAGGTTTCTTATAGAGCATCTACACGCGGCACTGCAGTACATGATATTGTTGAGAAGTATCTTGACAATGAGGAAATTGATAGAAGTAAGTATACACTAGATGTAATCCAAAGTTGGCTAAACCTAATGCCTATTTTGGATGAACGTATTGGTAAAATCTTTTCTCAAGAGACACCTTTGTATTCTAAGTATCTTGGTGTTGCGGGTAGAGTTGACTGTGTGGCAGAGTTTGATGGTGTTCCTAGTATTATTGATTTTAAGACAAGTAAGAAACCTAAAAAACGTGAATGGGTAACAAACTACTTTACACAAGAGTCAGCATATGCTATAATGTGGGAAGAACGTACAGGAATGCCTATTACTAATCTTGTAACAATAATGGATGTGGATGGAAATGAACCTATTATATTTAAAGAACATCGTGATACGTGGGCGCCTAAATTACTTGAGACGATTGATCTATATCATCAGGACCAACGTAAAAGACCTCTCAGTTAGTCAGTGGCAAAGACGGAGAACAAAAAAGATAAATATATGTGTATTACTCGGTAAAGAGTATTGTATGAATAATTGGATAGAGAACAAGTTGGGAAAAGATAAATGAATATATTTGTTGTTTTAAATTTACGCACGGAGTTCGAATCAATCTCCTATAACTTTAATCCTTCCTTTACAAGCGATATAGATAGTTTAAGAGCCTTTAAAAAAGAAGGCTATAAGAAAAATCGGTTCCGTAAAGATTATGATAGAGCGGTTGAAATTGCGGAAGCAATTCTAGGAGAAACAAATGGAGCAAAAGCCTAACTCGTTTGGAGTAACACCAAAGGTACTATGTACTGATTCTGATCTTAATAAGGCAGATACCAATAATGATGGTGTTATTACTGATGCTGAGATAGCTCGTCAAGAGAGACTAATTCGTCTTGAGAATGAAGATAAAAAGGAAGATGCCCAAAGAGCCATGGCATGGTTCTGCTTAGTTGGAATGTTAGGGTATCCATTTGCAGTTATACTAGCTGTTGTATTTGGAGTAGATAGTGCCGCCAAGATTTTAGGCGATATGGCTGGTGTATATTTCATAGCTGTTGCTGGTATCATAGCTGCATTCTTTGGAGCTGCTGCCATAAAATCTAATGCCGCAAAGAAATAAAATGAAAGTTTATTATGAAAAGATTAATCTATCAAGTTTATGTTGGACCTAAATCTAACTTATATGATTGGTGTACTAATAGTGTAGAACAATATGCTAAAGATATAGGTGCCGATTATATTCTACAGACAGTACCTAAGTTGTTTATTAAACCAGATCCCTTTACTACAAATCGTAGTGAGGGAGCATCTCGTTTAGGGTATCTTCCTATATATGAAAAAGAAAACGCCTTTGGTTACTTTGATGACTATGATCAGATTGCTATTATTGATAGTGATATTTTTATTCGTGATAAGTCACCTAATATCTTTAATGAGATAAAGCCAGATGATGATTTTGCTGGTGTTTATGAAAGAGAGATGCCAGTCACACAAAACTATTCTAACAAGATTCGTAACTATTCGCGTATGCAATATGGTGGAATGAATATGGACTTTGACTTTGAACACCCACACGGTGGTGCTTTTATGAATATGGGTATGATGGTAATGAACAAATCATTCCAAAAATATCTAAGAGGTATGTCTCCAAAAGAATGGATCACACAACCTTTATGGAAAGACTTTGTTGATGGTAAGGGTACTTGGAAATGGTCTACAGATCAGACACTTCTAAATGCTTTTATTAAGATGGAAGGCATTAAAGTAACTCACTTATCATATAAATGGAATGCATTATTTACTGCAATACCTGATGATAGTTTAAGTGAAGCACACTTTATACATTTCTTCCTTAAGGATAAATTACCACAAAAAGGTGAGAATGTTGAGGAACTTATGAAGTATGTCTAAAAATTTAATATATCAAGTATGGGCTGGAGAACTAAGGTCTGCTTGTAAACATAGCTCTAAACTAATGAAAGAATACGCTGATAGAATTGGCGCTGATTATAGATTAGATATTGATCCTAATATAGCATCATCTTTATGTAATGTACCAATGTACTTTGAATGGCTTAATCCAATTTTATGTAAATCATTTTTAGAATATGATAAAGTATTAGTAGTTGATTTAGATGTATTTCCTACGCCAGATTGTCGCAATATATTTGAAGAGAATATTGGTGACGTTGGTATTTGTACTGAGCCATTTCAAGGTAAGTATAGAGCATCAACTGTAATTGGTGGTTCTATCTGTGCTGCTAGTGACGAACAATGGGCACAACATTGTAAAAGAATTTACGGAATAGATTTACCTAGAGATGATGAAGGTTATCTTAAAGTATATAATGCTGGTATGGTATTATTTACTAAAGAAGGCATACTCAAGTGCAGAGAAAGATTTGTAGAATTCCAATCCTACATTAATACCATGAGAAGTTGTGGATTAGGTAGGTTCTATACTGTAGATCAGAATTATTTCCATGCTATGATGGTGGCACATTTAGACTATACCGAAATGGATAATGATTGGAATTGTTATATACATTATGTAAGAGGACCTTTAGGTTTAACCACTCCTATACACGATGGTAGAGGCAATGACCCACAACTTGTACATATACAATTAAGTGGTGCTGATTACTTTGAAGATGATATGATAGATAGAATAACAAATCAACCACAGGGAAGATGGAATCTATGACTTTATGGGACGGATTTAAAGCTAATATTAAAAGAGAATATGAAGAAAATCCTTTTAACTTTCTTTCTCAAAGAACATTTAGATTATGCTTATGTCCATATCAAAAAGATATAGCAATAAATTATTATAATGAAATGGGTAGTAATTGGTTACCTAGTGTAGTAGAACATAATTTTGGTAACCCTACTATCAGCCATATGAACAAAACTAGTGTAACTATTCAACAAATGTATTATATGTACTTAATGAATAAGCACTGGGGTAAAAGTAGTTTTAATACAATACTTGAAATAGGTGGTGGTTATGGTAATGCTTGCCGTATCTATAAGAGTCAAGGTCATACTGGTACATATACTATAGCGGACTTTAAAGAACTACACAAAGTCCAACGTGCATATTTAGGGCGCACATCAAATACAACTAATGTTAATATGAAATCATTACAAGATTGTTGGGGCACTACAGATTTACTTCAAGCAACTTTTAGTATGAATGAGATGCCTTTATCTGATAGAGTACATATTGAAAATAATATAACCAACTATGATTATATCTTTATTGCACATAATCGTGTTTATGAGGGTATAGATAATATTGAATATTTTAAAAATATAGCAGAGAAACTAAAAGAAAAGTATACAGTAAATCACTTTCCATGTCACATTTATAATAAAGCATGGTTTTTAATAGCATCAAGGAAATAATATGATAAATGTTGAACTAGGCCATGTGAAAGATGTGGTAGAATTTTATAAAGATATTCGTGAAGGTCAAGAAGGTGAACATGGTGACGAATACTGCCAGCAACATGATGCAATTAAAAAGTTTGGTGCTGAGTGTGAATCATATCGTGAACTAGGTACACATCAGGGCGGCACTCTTGCTAATGCTCTATTATCTGGATTTACATATGTTGAAGGTGTTGATATTGATATGAGTAGGTATCATAGATTTCTAAAACCACACGCAGAAAGATATGCTAAAGAAAACGGAATACAGTTAAAGATTGTTCAAACTGATTCTATTGGTTTAGGTTCCATTGGTAAAGCTGTTGATATGCTTCTTATAGATTCGTTACATAAAGCATTTCATATGTCGCAAGAGCTACAACTACACGGTCCATCAACTAAAAAATATATTGTGGCTCATGATACTTGGTCTTGTCCAGAATTGCATAAGTGTTTAGANGATTTTTGTAAAGAATATCCAGAGTGGTCAGTCCATGAACGTGGTACAGTAAATGTAGGTTATACAGTACTCAAGAAAAATGCGTAATATAATACTACAACACTTTGATAAATTTGATAACTTGCGTGAGCTTGACAAGAAAAGTCAAAAGAATATCCAAGAATATGCTGTACAAATAGGTGCAGACTATGAGCTTGTGTTAGGCATGCCATTCCGTAAGCATCTAACAGCACCTTGTCAAAAGTTATATATGATAGATGAACAGTATGATGATTATGATAATGTTCTAATGGTAGACATTGATATGTTTGTTCCAAAGAATATGAATAAGGATATATTTGAAGAACCTGGCATTGGTTTATATAATCCTATTCAACAAAGATTGCATAATAAGTTAGTAAGTCAACATCCATTTCAAGGATCAATGGATACTCCATACTGGGGTGGTGCTATCTATAAAATGGATAGAAAATTAAGACAAAAACTAAGAGCAGGTCTTGGTGGTAATGAGGGTTGGATGAATGCATATAACCAACCGTATCAGTGGGAAGATGAAGGTATATTTCATACACTTGCTTTTAAAACAGGTGTAAGAATAAGTCAAGATCAAATGTTACACCCTAAATGGTGCTATGATAACTACTTAGAATATCCACAATATGCTGGTATGATACATATTCGCACTAAAATTACACCACAAGGACCTAAACAAGAAAAGATTAAAAATTATCAAGCATTGGTTGATAAAGGAATTTTATAATGGACGCATATGTTATCACTATAGGCGGTAATGCTATATCTGAAGACGCCGCTCGAGTTTGTATTGAATCATCATGGGATATAAAGAATGATTTTTCTGTTAAAAAGTTTTGGGCTACAACACCAGATATGGCAGAGAAAACTTTAAAAGATTATAAACTAAAATGGAACTGGCCTTGGGAAGGTGAATTGCATGATATGGCTTCTGGTTTAAAAAAGTCTGCATATCAAACTGCTGATAGATTGGCACGTGTAGGTTGTTCTCTGAGTCACTTTAGACTATGGTATCTATGTTCTACAAGAAATGAACCTATTATAGTTCTTGAACACGATGCTATATTTAAACATAAACTTGATCCAGATAAGTATTTGAATAGAGGTTATGATATCATTGGTCTAAACTCACCGCTGGGTGCGACCCGTAAAGCACAAGTATTTCATAACACTATTCAGAGTAGTAAAAATGATTTACAATCTTGCCCCGTTATTGATAATACATTCATACCTCAAGGCATTGCTGGAAATAGTGCATATATACTTACACCAGATGGAGCTGAAGCTCTTATGAAAGCATCATACAAATTTGGACTATGGCCTAATGATGCAATTATGTGTCGGCAGATTATATCTAACCTTGGTGTAACAAAGAAATACTATACTGATATTCAACGTACTAGGAGTACAACTACATTATGAGAGCATTTGTTATTACTATAAAAGACAATCCAAAATCTGTGGAGATGTCTAATAGATGTATAGAGTCATATAAAAAACATTGCAATAATAATATAGAACAGTTTAATGCTATTACACCAGAGCAAGATCCGTTTTCTTTGGCTGAGTCTTATAAGATACCTTTACATAATTTCCGTGAAAAGTATTCTCGTTATGATAGAGTCATTTCTGCTTTTCTATCACACTTTTCATTGTGGAAGAAATGTATTGAATTAAATGAATCAATTATTATATTTGAACATGATGCTGTAGTAACAAATAAAATTCCAGTTTTACCTTTTAATGGATTGGTTAATATAGGAGCACCAAGTTACGGTAGATTTAAAACACCAACACTAGGTCTAGGTAAACTAATATCAAAACAATATCTACCTGGTGCTCACGCATATGGTATTACACCAAAAGGTGCTCAAGCTATAATAGATCAGACTGTATTTAATGCTGGACCAACTGATGTGTTTCTTAATACTAGATTATTTCCTTGGTTAGAAGAATATTACCCATGGCCAGTAGAATGTAAAGATGAATTTACTACAATACAGAATGAGACTGGGTGTCTTGCTAAACATAATTGGGGGCAAGATTATGGCATCATATGATAAACTATACATTACTGGTGCTGATAAGAATAGTGATTGGTTATTACCTTGGTTTGAAGATAACTTTAATAAGCATAATCCAGATGCTCAACTTGCAGTATATGAGTTTGATACCTTTGCGCCAGAACTAAAAGGTTGGTTTAAAAAGCCAGCTGCATTAATGGATGCCGCAAAGATGGCAGATCAAATTGTTTGGTTGGATACAGATTGTGAGATAAGAGGAAACCTAGATGGAATCTTTAAACACATACAGCCTAATAAACTAACTATGGCAATAGATCGACCGTGGACTACACGCCGAGGTGATCGTGGCACATGGTATAATTCTGGAGTTATAGGTTTTCAAGGTATCCCACCGGTACTTAATGAATGGGCTAGATATATAAAAGAAGGATTAACAAATGAAGTTGGTGATCAAGAAGTTTTAAATTGGATGTTAGGTGGGGATCCTCTTAGAGAACTTACTCATATGAATACACTTCCATCAATATACAATTTTTTAAGACTAGATATACAAGACAAGTACCCGAATTTTGATAAAGCTAAAGTTGTACACTGGACTGGCAATAAGGGTAAAGAAGTTATAAAAGAGATGATGAATGACTAATAATGTACATATAATAGGTAACGGCAAATCTGCGGGGTATTTTAATGCAAATGCAGAAGGTATAAGAATTACTTGCAATCTTCCTCCTATGGCTGTAGATAATGTATTTGCAACTTGCATGGTAGATTTTAAAATGATGAGAGCCATTCAAGAAGGTAGTGTAGATGTTCCTGGCCATTGGATATTAGGTAATAGACCAAAGATCCATATGCAGAAAAATCCTAGTTTTTATATGAAACATTCTAGTCAGATCAGAGGTTTCTACCTAGATGTTCCTAAATATGCTTCTAATGCCACAGACTTTAATTGTGGCCATCTCGCAACTCACTACGGTGTGTCAAGATTTAAACCAAAAGAATGCCATATGTATGGCTTTAACTCTATGTTTGATTTTGATATGACTAGCTGTACAGATTTTTACTTAGAATCAGATCGTAGTGATAGTAATAATAATAGACTTGCTAATAACTGGAGAGGTATATGGCCTCAGATGTTTAAAGAATTCTCAGATACACAGTTCCATGTCTATCATAAACATGATAACATTAAGATGAAATTACCAAAAAATGTTAAAATAGTTACGCCTTAACACTTTACATTAGTAGAATTATGGTTTATAATAAATATTCTACTAGGTAAAGAAAAGGATCTTGCTATGATAGATCAAAATAAAAAGAAACACAGTCTTTCTGAAATAGAAAAGATGTTTATGGATACTATTGATAAGAATTCAAATATGTTAATTCCATGGTATCTAATGGCTTCATATGCTTACTATGTAGAAGATGAACCAATACTTGAAGATGTTATGTTTGATAGACTTGCTAAAAAGTTATTAAAAGTCTTTGATGATGTAGAACATGTTCATAAAGAATTACTAACAAAAGATATGCTAGAAGCTGGTACATATCTTGGTGAATATCCATCACTTGTTCAAGGTGCTGTAAGAGATATAAGGTTCAAAAAATAAATTAAAAAAAGTAAAGAAAACACTTTACATCTTAATTAAAATGTGTTATTATTGTTATATCAAATGGAGATAATTATGAACAGTCAAGATATGAATTATGTTGTTAGTAAAACAAAATTAGATAATTTAAAAAAAGCATTACTTGACTGTAAAGTTGAATATATGATTACTAGGCATGAAGGTGTAGTAGTACACATAAATGCTTGGGTTGGTGAAGAAATTTGTTAAAGGAGTTATTATGAAGAATATATTATTAATTACAGCAATGGCTATGTCATCAAGTGCGGCATTAGCAGAAAATGTAAATGCAGTAGTTGCTGATCGTTATAAGATCATAGTTGAGGTTGAGCCTTACACTAAGAAAGAATGTGTAACAGTCAATGTCCCTGTCTATGGAAATACTACACAACAAGGTGATGCCGCTGGTGGTGCTTTGTTAGGTATGATCATAGGTGGTCTTATTGGTAAAGGTGTTACCGGAGATGATGGTGGTGCTGCCGCTGGTGCTGTATTTGGTGGTTTAGTAGGAGCCGATAAAGGTGCTCAGCCTAAATCAAAACAAACTGTAATTGGTCACAAGCAAGAAAATAGATGTGATAATGTCACATACTATAAAGATGTTGAGCGCACAGTTTATGATTATTCTATCATTACTTGGACACAAAATGGTGTAACATATTCTGAAACTTATACTAAGTAAGGTTATATTATGGAAACAAAATTTGAATCAATTGCTCGTAGAATTAAAGATGCCGAAGAAGCAGACAATGCTAACTCAACATCTTGGATAAAAGCTGGCAAAGAAACTATGCGAGTTGCTAAAGAAATTCGTGAAGAACATTTTAAAAGAGAAGGTATTAAAGTCTCTTAAAAATAACACAGGGTGTAGCTCAGTCTGGTAGAGTGCTACACTTGGAATGTAGAAGTCGTTGGTTCGAGTCCAGCCACCCTGACCAAATTAGGAAAGATATATTATGACAAGTTTTATTATGGATTGGTGGAATGTGATAATGGATAGTGAAAAGAATCCATTGTCCAATATCAAAGATTTAAGAGTACGTCACTTGGTTATGCAAATTCTTGCATGGATGTGGTGTATAATATTTACTGCAATAACAGGTACATGGATGTATCTGGGCGTGAACATATTGTTACATGCTTTACTGCTTTGTGGGATATTCGTAACAGTATCAGTATTNGAAGCTGCTAAACGTAAGCCTCAAATCTTTTACACAATGCGTGGGGATGGGGGAGAACATGAGTAATCAAGAACATGATAACAAAGGCGCTTTAGGGGCAGTTGCTATCATCGCATTTATGATGGTGGGTTTACCTATCATTATAGGTACATCAATGGGTTGGTTTAATTTATTTGGGATATTAGGGCTATGAATAATATAATATTTGCAATCCTTGTTGGGCTTTTACTAGCAATAATTGTGCAAGGATATTAACCAAATGACTAAAGAGTTCAATTGGCCTAGAATACATAAGTATGAAGAAAACTTTGAACGTGATATTATAGACAGTGTTTATGGATATATATTTCAGTATTATGGTATTGAAGAAATCAAACAACTTACTAAAGAACAAATTTCACAAATTGAAGAGTTTAAAAGTGAGCTGAACGAATATAGTGTATTACAAATAGGTTTTAGTGATTTACTAATGCAATGTGAGGATTTATAATGTGGGTACTTGTCTTTATATATTTTTATGAAACAGTGGCATACGTGGAAAAAGTAACTGTTACCGATACAATGGATAATTGTTTTCAAGCAAGAGATGCGCTTAGTGAATACCATGGTAAAGGTGGTGGTTATTTTAATACAGGTACGCAAGCACTTTGTATCGAAATAAAAGGAAATAATGTATAATAATACTTTACATCTGTTTTAATATGTGCTATAATACATATAGAAACAATAAATAAATAAGGATTATATTATGAATACATTAAATGAAAAAATTATATTAACAGACTGCGATGGCGTCTTAGTAGATTGGCTATACTCATTCGGTAGATGGATGAAAGAAGAACATGGAATCAGTGGTGTGAGCCCTGATGAATATGATCTTGGTAAGGCAATGGGAATGTCTGCACCTGAAGCTAAGAAGTATGTTGAGACATTCAACTTATCTTCAGCAATTGGTTATATGAAACCAGAACGTGATGCAATTAAATATGTACGCAAGTTACATGAAGAGCATGGATATGTTTTCCATTGTATCACAAGTATGAATACTAACGAGTCTGCATATAAAGCTCGTAAGTATAATCTCGATCAACTATTTGGTCCAACAGCATTTGAAAGTTTAGTATCTCTACCATGTGGTGCAGATAAAGATGATGCTTTGTTAAAGTACAAAGATAGTGGATGTTGGTGGATCGAAGATAAACCAGAGAATGTTATCACTGGTTCTAATATGGGTCTTAATTGTATTATGATCGAACACCCTTTCAATAGAGATCGTGAAGATGCAAAATCTGTATCTAAAACAGCTAAAAACTGGAAAGAAATCTATAAATACATTACAGAAGGTTATATATAGGAAAAAACCATGAGTGATATATTTGATTTCGGCTTTACTGCAGTTACTGAGGATGAACTAGAATATTCTCAGAAGGCTGTAGCTAAAGCAACTCAAGCAGTTGATGAAGCTAATTCTGTACAAGAAAGATTAGACGATCTTTATAACTCAGTCATACCACTTCTTACTAATCTAAAAAAGAATCCAGAGAAAGATTACATTCTCTGGCCAAATCGTTTGGATAAAGTAGAAGAATTTGAAACAATGATTACTAAAATCTATAAAGGTTAAATAGTAATGATTTTAACATCAATAGTAATTGGATTAATATGGTCTCAAATCATATCACACCTTGGTGCTTCCATATTATTACATAGATATTATTGCCATAAACAGTTTAAAGTGCCTGGATGGTTTGAGACAATGGGATTAGCAATGTTAATGATAGCATGTATTAGAACACCTATTGGTTGGATTGCATCTCATAGAATGCATCATAATCATAGTGATAGTCCTGAAGATCCTCATGCTCCTAAATATGTGGGCTATTTAAAGGTGTTAACCACAACTTGGTCAATACCAACAATACCTATAAAGTATGCAAGAGACTTATATAAAAATCCAAAATTAGTATTCTGCCATAATCATTGGCTTAAAATATTAATTTCTGTTTGGGCTATATCTTATATCATCTCTCCATATTTCTTTATATCATTTGCTCTTGTACCATTTATCTTTGCTAAGATTGGATTTGGTTTATTAAATACTGTAGGTCATAGCAATGGTCCTTCAAATGTACCATGGTTAAATTTATTTATTGCAGGTGAAGGATATCATAAAAATCATCATGATAACTTTAAAAAAATAAGACTACATAGATATGATACAGCAGGATGGATTGCTGAAAGATTATTTGTTAAAGGAAAATAGATGAAGAAAAATCAATTACCATCAATAATGAAATTGAATATTAATATTGATTTAGATAAACTAAGAAAAAACTGTGATATACTTCACGGTGAAGATAAGTTTGTTGATGTGCGTACAGCTAATCCTGGCCTTTGTATGAATCATGAAGACCTTGTAAAGGATGTCTATGATAACTTTGAACAGATTAATCTTACAACACCATCTGAAATATTACCTCATACATCATCTATTAAAGAAAGATTAAGACGTAGGGAAGAACATCTATATAATGTACCTACAGATGATTATAGGTATTCTTACATTGAAAAAGTAGTAACACAATGTAAAGCACCAGCAAGTCGTATTCGTATTACTAAACTTGCCCCAGGTAAAACCATTCCATTCCATGTAGACTATGATGTATCATATGCAGTACGTTGTATTGTACCAATATATGGAGACAATAATACTGTTAACTTATTTAAACGTAATGGTAAACTAGAAGCATATAATCTTAAATGCGGTACTGCATACTTTCTAAATATAGGGTATCCTCATGCTGTTGTGAATATGAGTGATAAACCTAGAATAGCACTAATGTTTAGTTTGGATGGTACAGATGACTTGCGATAGTAAAGAAAATTATAATAGATCACACTTATGGCCTATAGCACGTGAAGTACAAGTAAAAGGTCATAAGTTATTTCATGAGCAAGAGTTTACAGAACAATCTTATATTGATTATATGAAAGGCTTTGGTGAACTTGAGCGTCATGAACTATTTATGAATTCAAAGGAAGTACCAGAACTATTCTATGTTACAGATAAGCAAGATGACTCTGGTAAGAAAATTGGTATGTTCGGTGGTGGTGAATTAGGTTGGCACTCTAACGGTAATAGTAGACCAGAAAATGATAAGATACTTGTATCCCTCTATTGTGTAGAAGGTGATCCTAATACTACTCTATCAATATGCAACACATCAGATCCTTTCTATGATTTATCTGAAGATGATCAAGAGTATTTTAAGAACATAAGAATACGTCTTAAATTTAAAAATAATACAATGTATGAGTTAGATGATGATGATCCTGAGTTAGAGTTTATGAGTAAGAATACAGGATCTATTAGACCATTGGTTGGTAGACATCCTCATACAGATAAGTATTACTTTTACTTTCCGTATCATTTTATATGTAAAGCATGGCTTGGTACAACTCGTATAGATCACAATGAACTTATTGAAAGACTAAAGCCTATTATTTTTAAAAGTAAGTATCAGACACATCATATCTTCCAAAAGGGTGATATGCTTTTAATGGACCAATTGACTTCTCTACACAGGCGAACACCTGTGATGGGAGATCGTATGTTATGGAGAGCTGCCGGTGACTACTCAAAAATCTGAACTAAGAAACTTTCCGTATGTAAATGTACCTCGTATTAAAGCCGTAGAAATATTACTACTAGCTCAGACGGTAGCAGATACATATTTTAACAGAGGTTCTGGAGAAGCAACTAAAGAATTAGATCATGTTGAAGCTACTCATAGACATTGGGTAAGCAGAATGATTGATCTATCAGATTTTCCATATTGTTATTATACACATGGAGCAACAGACGCTATACATCATTGGGCACTTACCGAAGATAGAAAATGGCAGATACCTGAAGGTGAATATGAATATGCTAATATGATTGGTGGAAAGGGTACAAAAGTTTTAGGTCAACCGTTATATCTTTCTAATCCTTCTGCAGCAACAGGTAATATATTATATTCTAATACCGAACAGCCTGTGATACTTGATTGTACATATGTTAGTTCAACTGCTATAAAAACTATTAATGTACCTAAATGTACAGAGCAAGTATTCTTTTCTTTCTCTAAAGGGTTTGGTCTAGTTGGCCAAAGATTAGGCTTAGTGTATACAAAAGAACCGCATCCAACATTACATAGATTAAAAGAATATGAGAACTGGAACTATGGTGGTGTTAGAACTATGCAATTAATAATGAATAACTTTTCTGTAGATAGCATGTTTAATAGGTATAGAAAGATGCAATTAGATGTGTGTAAAGAATATGAGTTTACTCCTTCAGATGTATTTTACTTGGCTACAACCAAAGATAGATACTATACAAGGCGGAGACGAGTTGGTGATGTTGCTCGCATATGTCTAACACCTTTATTTCAAGATATGTTATGAAATTAAATTTAAAAGATTATGTACAAAGAATACAGCTTATATCTTCCGAACAAGCCGATCAAACAATTAAAGAACTAGATCAGACAGCTTGGAAAGATTTTGATTATAAAGGCTCTGAGAATATTTGTGTTCAGGATAATCCTTCTTTACCATATCAAGTTACAGAAGCAGATTTTCCTAATTTAAGTGATACTGTATCCAAGGCAGTAGATAATTATATTAATAACTTCTTAAAAGATTTACCTTGGTTCTCATATTGGAACGGTAAGACAAGATTTTTTTGGATAAAGTATCCTGCTGGTTCTGATGGTATGGGAGTTCATGCTGATCATGTTAGAAATATATTTGATGGCACAAGGAGAGGTATACCGACACTTACTGTTCTAGGAGCATTAAATGATAACTATGAGGGCGGTGAATTAGAGTTTTGGGAAGATGAAAAGATTAAATTAAAAGCAGGTGAAGCACTAATCTTTCCGTCTAACTTTTTATATCCTCATCAGGTTCTTCCTATTACAAAAGGTAACAGATATAGTTTTGCAGTATGGATATGGTAGACATTCCCTGGCCAGATTTAGGATCTTTTAGTAAAGAGAATGTAAAAGTACCTCTAAAAGAGGATTATAAATTTGAAGATATGTGGTACTTAGATACTAAAGCTGCTTCAACAATCTTTAAAACTCAAGCTGATATAATTACATCAAATCAATCTAAAGGTATTGTAGATGTAGGTTGTAGACACGGTCCAGTATTAGATTATCTAAAGCACGACTTTACATATATGGGGTTTGATACATCTCAAGAACCTATTGATATCGCGACAAACAATTGGAAAGATCATACTAACATAGAATTTAGATGTGAAAGTTGGAATGATACTGAAGTGTTTCTTGTAGATTTTGATGTTGATATGGTTATTTTTAGTGGAGTCTTATTATATAGAGAAGATCATTTTGAATTCTTTAAATGGGTTATGAATTTCTATGGAGCAAAGAAAGCTATTATACAAGAACCATATCATGATCAGAGACACTGGGACGATAAAGTTATACTAAATACAATTACCGAAGATTTACATCAATACTATACAGAATATACTATTGACTCAGTTTTAGTTGATTGTGAGATATTTGCAGGAAGGCGACTTATCCTTGACGTTACGATATAGAGTAGAAAAAAGAACAGTTGATGTTAGTAAACGTAAGTATGTAAATATGGATCCACATAATGATAGACCAGACTATGATCATTTACAGATCCATAATGAATACAAAGGCTATCAAGATGCTATTTACACACCCATAGATATGCCTCGCATTGATATGGATTTAGAACATATTAAATCATTATGGGATGATCCTAAAATGGAAGAAGGTACTACAGCAGGAACGATAGCTGTAGGTAAAGTGTTATTCTTAAAAAAGAATATGTATAGAGAAATAGATGGAGATGCACCTTGGTTTGATTGGGCTAAAAGTGAAGTACCAGAGTTATGTGACTTTATAGATCAACTGCCTTTTAAGACAATGAGACAATGTGCATTTGTTCAACCTCCTGGTATAACACCACCACATTATGATGAGCCTATCTATATGACTCCGCATCTAAGAGATAGTGCTCCATCACAGTATAGAATACGTTGGTCAAATGTAACAAAACCAGATGAAGAAATTTTCTATATGTCTAAAGATTCAGGTGCAACTAAAGTTTATCCTGTGTTACCAGAGGAGACTAATACATATGTATATGATGGATCAGTTTGGGAACACGGCACTGATAGAGGCTTTACAATGGATCAACGAGCTTTAATTGTAATGTCTGGTGTTGTTGATATACCTAAACATCAACAACTTCTTAAACTGTCTATGGATAAGTATAAGGATTATGTATTACATGATAGACAATTTAGCACCTTATCTTAAAGTTAATCTAACTATTCCTTTAGCAGATATAAAAGCAGAAGCTGAACATCTAAAAAATATAGGATTATATGCTGAACATAGAAGTGAAGATGCCCAAGGTTGGAATGTTTTTACACTGTTCGGTCAAGGACCTTTTATAACTATTGGTGGTGATTGGGGCGATAAAGAAAAATATCATTGGACAGACCTTGCCGTTAAACATTGCCCTAAAACGGTAGAATGGCTACAAGCACTTCCATATAAAGAAATATATCGTGTTAGATTTATGTTTTTAGAACCTCAAGGGTATATAAAAATTCATAATGATAAAGAACCAGATGAAGAAATAGGTTATACGCAAGTAGATCATGCCATGAATATTGCCATATCTCATCCACAAGATTGTTATATGAGAATGGTATATAAAGATATGTGTCATGATGTTCCATTTGAGGATGGGTCTTCATTCTTTTTTAATAATAGATATTTTCACTATGTTATGAATGAATCACAACAAACAAGAATACATATGATAATACACGCAAAGTGGCAACCTTTAAGTGTAGAATCACCTGAACTAAAATTACAAGATATTGGTTATAAAGATCACACAGATAAAGTTTATAGTAATAACCATTGGAACAATAGAATGGCATTAGATGAAAAAATCCAAGCATATAGCCCAGACTTGTCTGGTTATAGTAAAAAATCTTAGTCCATCCGGAGACTATATTGAATTAGGTATTTGTCGTAATTATACTGATAGTATGATATATGAATTAACTAATAAGGTACCGGAATTGCATATACACTGTGTGGATTCATACGAACAAGCTATGAATCATATAGAAAATTATAACTATGCCTTTGTTACTGTAGAGGGTAGTTTTATAGAATATTATAACCTATCTTTTATACTTGATCGAATGGTTGAAGATGATATAGCATTAATTGGACATGTACTTAACGTTAATGGATATTATGAATTACACGATCAGTCATTTTGCCTAGATGTTAATAAATGGAAATCTTCGAGTAAACCACATATTAGAAAATCTGTTATCAATCAAGCTTATGCAGTGAAAAGAGATCCTAACAACATACATGATGATTATACACCAAGATGGATCAAACCTGATTTACACTTCGAGTCTCCCTATAAAATACCAGTGGATGGTTCTAACTTAGGATCGTTATTAATATCAGAGCTAATAGGTAATAACTATAATATATCTGCCTTTAATGATTTAGAAAGAGCACACAAATATTATCTGTACGGTGGAACAAAGTGGTTTTACTCAGCACTATTTTGGAATCAAAACTATTCATTTTGTAATGAACCGCTTGAGCAAATGATGCAAGAGATACCACAACATCACGAACAATATTGGGGTATAGCATCTCCTTATTATATTTTAGCTATGTCATATGTTAATCCAAAATGTAAACAATGGCACGTGTTTGATAATAGTGATACTCAATTGATATACTGTAAATGGGTATTAGACAAGCTACCTCAATTTAACTTTGATGTACGTGTGACTTTTAAAAAGTTTTTAGAAGAATATCCATGGATTAATAGCAATGAATTTGAATCTGATATTACAAATCCTTACCTTGGAGAAATCATAGATTACATTCAGAGTATTGTTAAACCTTATGATTTAGGAGAGATTATATATATTAAACAAAACATATGGGTTGATCAAGAAGTTAAAATAAAAGATGTCCCAACTCTTGCTTACATATCTAACGTATTTAGATACACGCCAGCAAGCCAATGGTATACTTTATCAAAGCAAAAAGATTCTGAAAATAAGATGATAAATATATTACGGGCAAATAATAACATACATACTATCATTACTGATATGAAAACGGAAATAATACAATGATAAACAGTTCACCGCTCTATAAGAACATAAACGGAAAACCACAAAGTTATAATATACCTGAAGGTAATGTTATACTTATTGGAATACCTGCTGCCTTTTCTCCAACATGTACAGATAAACATTTGCCAGAGTTTGCAGCAAATATTGATAAACTAACAGAACATAAAGTTGTTTTTATATCAGTAGAAACTCCATACACAATGGCTGCATGGAATGAACAGTATGGTCATCCTGATATAGATTGCGTAGCAGATCCCTTAGGTACATTTAGTGAAACACTTTCTGAAATAACAGGTACGTGGGAAGATATTATGGGTAAGACTTGTAAACGATTTGCATATCTAATAAAAGATAATATGGTGGTAAAGAAATTTAATGATCCATGGTTTACAGATATATATGAGGATATAACTAATGAAAATAACTGATCAAATAGTAAATCAATATATTATAGAAGTACCTGAATTAATTGACTGGCTTCCTCCTAGAGAAGAACTTTGGAGCCTAAGAGGTGAATTGCTTGGTGATGATCAGAGATCCTGGGATGGTCAAATATGGTATAGAACAAATGATGACCCTAGGATTCAATCTGCAATTGATATGATTGATAGAGAGTATGTTGATGAAGGAACAGACATTACTCCTTACCTAACAGTAAAGGAAGAGGGTAAGTGGATGAGACCTCACATTGATAATGCTCCAGGTCGAAACGTGGTTTTAATCTACCCTATTGCTCCTCTTGACTATGATATTGTTTATGTTGATAAATGTGAAGCAGGAATGGAAGAATCAGATACAGATTTTTATAGACGACCATATGAAGATGGTCTTGATTATGAATATAAGGAAGTTTTTAGACATCAGTACCGTTGCCCTACTTTCTTAAACACTAAACACCCTCATGCTGTAGAAGAAAGAAGGGAACGTAAGATGCTTTCTTTTAGAGTAAACTTTGGAGATATTAATTGGGAGTTTGATGATGTCGTTAATCACTACAAATCAGGAAAAATGTTTCATACTTGAACTTCCTAAGTTTAGAGTTGATTTTGATATAAAAACTATTGATCTAAACAAACCAGATGATGTGTGGAATGGTGTTCGCAATTATAAGATAGACTTACCAGAATTATCATCTATATCATATGATTATAGAGAACCACCTCAAGCATGGCTAACACACAAACTTCCAGAGTATTATATAAAACCACATATAGATACAGATAGAGATGCTGTATTAATTATACCTATTGACCCTAAACATTATAACATACATTTCTTATCTGATATATCTAATGAGGAATCAATAATATATACACATCAATATAAATGTCCAACAATGCCACATGCAAAGATACCACATTTTATAGATGATATGAATGTAGAAAGATTTTTTATACAAGTATCATTTTACTTTAAAGATTTTAATTGGGAGAGACTTCATGAGAATTTTGCCTTACATTATAGGAGGTAAGAAAAACACAAATCTCAGTTATGAAGAAACTGACTTATGTAATGATGCTTTTCTACAACTACAGGTAGAGAAAGGTACAGATAGATTATCAGACAACTATTCCTTTTCAAATCTAAATTTAGATAGAATGGTAATGTTTAACTTTGTATTTGATAATAACGAACCCGTGTTATGCTCTGGATGTGAGAATATATATCATGGTGTTGTAAGAGTTATGTCTAGGTATTATCATTACAAAGACTTTAGAACAGACGGTACATCTATGTTTGAAAAAGTAGATGACTTTAAAGAGCTTACCTATTGTGTAGATAATCTTGACGTGCCTCTTATAATATGGACACGGGAATTCAGTAAAGGTTTCTTTACTAAACTTAAAAGAGCACGCCCTGATATATTTAAAGAGTGGAATGTATATCCAGATAAGCTACAGATAGGAAGCCCACCTTTAAAGAAAGCAAATAATCTACAGTATGTATTCTATAAAGGTGATATTAACTATCTACGCAACCCACAATAGCATCAGCTTTTTTGCAGATTATTTAAAACAGCATCAACACTATCTTCTGATAAGATTACATTAGCAACAGCAAATAGTGAAGGATCGCATGTTGTAAACACTGTATGAACCTTACAGGTATTTAAAAAATATACTCTGCCATGTTCAAAGTTTACTATTTTCTCATCTAAAATAAAATAAGTGTTTGGTGGATTGCAACCGTATATAGGAAGAAATAATCTAAATGAGCTCAATTCTCTTGTAAATTGATCCCTATGAGGGGGAAACATACCAGTTGCATTCATCTTAATAAAGTGTGTTCTACCTAAATGATTTTCAAAAGGTTTAAATGCATCCTCTACTAAATTCCATAATTCCGTTTTTTTATTAAAATCTGTTTCATCTAAGTTTAAATTATGTTTAATATTATATTCTTTTACAGAGTCTAAATCCGGTATACCAGACATGCCACCATCTAAGCTAGTGATACTTAATCCCCATCTATCAATCTTTTTACGAGGATTGTATTGTATCCAATCATTTTCATATAATTTTAATTGTTTTTCAACTTCACTGGTCCTTATCTTTTGACGTAGCCCATATACATCACCATATCTACTCAAGCATTCATATAACATAATTTTTCCTCGTGTAACATAATTGTAACACTTTTGCTGTATTTACAATTAATTTAAAAAAAGTTAATTTAGTTGTTTACATCTATATCTATATGTGTTATATTAGTTATAGAAACAATAACTAAGGAATTACATTATGTCAAAGATTATTACAGAATTAACTAACTCAATCCGTAACGCAATCGTTAACCCAGAAAATTTAGATATCAATGGTGACATCATCTGGAATTTTATAGATGCTGATGCTTATCACGAATGCTTTAAATTCTATTCAAGTACAGAAGGCTTTTATAAAGACTTTGATAAAATTGCTCTTACAATAAGATCAGAAAATGATACACAAGGTTGTGCAGACTGTGAATGGATTAAAGACGAAACAGACGGTGACATCACTAGATGTGATGAGTGTGCATTATAAAAAAACTTTTAAAAAGGCGATAATAATGCTTTACATCGCCTTTCTTATATGCTATACTACTTATAGAAACAAACAGAAAGAATATATTATGATTATGACATCAACTCAAAAAGCAGACCGTTTAGCTCTTATCAAAAAGATCGGCGACCGTCGCAATAAAATGGCTAAACTTAAAAAAGCATCTGTTAAGCAGGTTAGAACTGTTAATGCTAGACCTGTTGTTCGTAAGACTAATGTAATGCAAGAGCCTGCATATCGTGAGAACATCTACCAATGGACTGACGCATCTAAATATGCTGATCAATACTATGGTGACACAATGCGGGAGACTACAAAATTCGATAACGATTGGGACTAGTCTCAGTTGTTTCGAAAAACCTAACTGCCAATGTACATGGTATTGTTAGGTGGGTATGACCATCTGGTACCGAAGGAAACCCAGGCGTTTGCTACTGACGGGAAAGTAGATAAGGGGAGGGGCACTGCAGAAAGTCCCTCCCACGAAAACTATTTTAACTAGCGTCTCGTACGGAGGGCATTGCCTAAAAGTACACTTCCTTTTTGTTGTTTCTGAGGCGCTACTTTAAATAGTTTGGAGATTTATATGAGTATGCATATGATACAGGGCGTTCAAGTCCATGGTAAATCTAAAAGAAAGAAAGCACCCGGGTGGAAGAAAGCACAAGAGAAGCACGAAGCCTTCTTAAAATCAATGGGTGTGAAGAATAAACCTAAGACGGAGTATCGTACTGAGATACCTGATTATAATACAGGTCCTAGAATGACTTCAGATAAGGTTGCTGGTAATGGTACTAAGAGAGAAGCTAATAAATATACAGGTACTCTTATTAAAGGTATTGCTACTATGCACAAGTCTAATGCTGTTCCTATACTTAATAAGGATCAAGCAATAGAAGTATCAAAGATGGGAAGCTAATGTTTACAATTGAACACGATCATGAATATAATGAAACTGTTGTAACAATTCTTGATACCACCGAAGAGTTTGAGGATGTTACTGTACACTTCACTGCAAACGGTGATGCTTTTATCAGACAATGGGAGGATAATTTAGATAATTTTAATGTAATTGGAATGACTGCGGATATGTACCGCAAACTTATGAAAGCCTGGGAATTACCTCAAGGCGCATACCACTTTAAACAAGGAGAAAATAATGTTGACACGTAATGAAATGATTAGTCAATTGTTAAAAAAAGAATGCCGCGTAATATTTACCAAAGTTAATGGTGAAGAGCGTGATATGACTTGCACACTTATGGCAGAAGCACTTCCAGCCAGAGCAGCTACCTCAGATGAAAAAGCTGAGCACGGAGCGGTCAATGAAGAAACAATTCCAGTTTGGGATGTTAACAAGCAAGCATTTCGGTCCTTCCGTGTAGAGAATGTATTATCATTTACATAATATAAATAATAATTTAAACGGAGGTACTTATATTGTATATTGATGAGAATATGTTGTCACTACTATATGGTGTAGGATGCGCTGTATGCGGATTTTATGTTCATAAGAATTACTTTTCAAAATCACGTGATGAAATTGTTAGTGATACAATTGAGTACCTTTGTGAACAAGGCTTTGTAAAACACAACTGGGACGAAAATGGTGAAATAGTTTTACACCCATATAAAAAATAAATTAAAAAAAGTAAAGAAAACACTTTACATTTGTTTTTATATGTGTTATAATAGTTATACAATCAAACGGAGATATATTATGGCTGTTAAGAAAAAGACTAAGGCGTTACCAAGAGCACGTAAAAAAACTGGTTTTGGTGCTGCACCTGAGAATAACTTTCGCAACTTTAATGAATACATTCGAATGGAAGTAGATAAGAAAGATATTGCATCTCTTATCAAAACTTATATTCGTGCTACGTTTGACAAGCCTACCCAGCGGGTCTATCTTGCTGCACCAGAATATGCTTTTACACCCAAGCACTTTATTGCTTCTACTATTTTGTGGGAGCAAAAAGGGCATGATTTCCCTCCCAATTGGAATGCAAAAGCTGCACTGGAAACATTCTTTGAATATATTACTGTACTAGGTAATAAAGCCTTAACGGCTAAGGAAGAGAATGTTGTAGCAATTAAGCCTCGCAAAACACCAGCTGAAATCATAAAAGAAAAAACATCTGAGTTTATTGGCAGTATTGAGAATATTCTTGATACATACTTTGACGATAAACATGAAGTTCAGATGAAGTATTCTATATATGATGAACTGACTAAAGATGCTTATCCTCAGTCGACAGCTAGTGCAGTTGTTTCTTACTACACACCATTGCGTGATGAACTCAATGAGTTGGTTACAAAAAAGACCCCTGATCTGATTGAGGGTTATGAAAATGTACCAACACGTGCTAGAAAGAAATATCTGGAATTCGTTCAGCACATTATAGATGATGCGCAAAAGTACATCATGAGCAAAAAAGCTACACGTGCACCTCGTAAACCTAGAGTTAAGAGTGCGGATAAACAAGTAGCTAAGATGCAGTTCTTGTTGGAGTCTAAAGAATATAAGATCAAGTCAATACACCCAATGATGGTTGTTGGTGCTATGAGATTGTATACCTTTAACACTAAATATAAACAGCTGACCGAATATGTAAGCCGTAAAGCAACTGGGTTTGAAATCAAGGGCACTTCCTTAAAAGGGTTTGATCTTGAATTATCAAGGATGACAAAGGTAAGAAAACCTTCTGAAGTCCTCCCAGTTGCTTTAGGTAAAACACCTAATCAAATTAATAAGATGTGGGGAACTCTGACTACTAAGACAGAGGTGCCTAACGGAAGACTAAATAAAGAAACAATTATATTAAGGGCTATGGATAAATGAGTGAAGCAGTTTTCTTGAATAAAAGTAAATTCTCTCGTATGGTAGAAACTACCGTATTTGGCAAAAAGTTATCCTATATGGATGCAGTGATAGATGTCTGTGAAGAAACAAACATTGAGCCCGAAGATGTAAAGAAATTTCTCAACGGTGTTATCGTTGAGAAACTAGAGGGAGAGGCTATGAATTTGAACTATCTCCCTAGGCAAAATAGTTTACCTTTTGAAGAATAAAGGGTTTACATTGAGCCGAAAATATAGTATGATATTACAGTAATACTTCAGCAATATAAAACATAAGGAAAATATAAATGTCTTTTGCAAACCTAAAACGTAATCGTGATCAAATCTCAAAACTTATCTCAGCCGCAGATGCAGCTGGCGCCGGTTCAGGTGGTGGTAAGAAAAACTATGGTGATGATCGTGTTTGGAAACCAACGGTGGATAAAGCAGGTAATGGCTATGCTGTACTGCGCTTTCTTCCAGCAACCGAAGGTTCTGAATTACCATGGGTCCGTTATTGGGATCATGGATTCAAAGGGCCAACAGGTCAGTGGTACATAGAAAAATCATTGACTTCAATTGGTCAGCAAGACCCAGTGTCTGAGCACAACTCAGAACTCTGGAACTCGGGTATTGACTCGAATAAAGAAGTAGTTCGTAAACAAAAGCGGCGACTACACTATGTAGTTAATGCAATGGTTGTTTCTGATCCAGCTAATCCTGCTAATGAAGGTAAGATTGTGTTGTATCAGTTCGGTAAGAAAATCTTTGATAAAATCATGGATGTTATGCAGCCACAGTTTGCAGATGAATCACCTATCAACCCATTTGATTTTTGGGAAGGTGCACACTTTAAACTAAAGATTCGTCAAGTAGAAGGTTATCGAAACTATGACAAGTCTGAGTTTGCATCAGCAAGTGCTTTGTCTTCAGATGAGAATGAATTGGAAGAGATTTATGGCAAGTTACATGATCTAACAGAATTCTCTGATCCTAAGAACTATAAATCATATGATGAGTTAAAGGCTAAGTTGAATAAAGTGTTAGGTACTAGCACTATGACAACTCAAGCACGTGAAGAGTTAGAAACAATTTCTGCAGCACCTTCTCCGGTTGCTTCTGAAGCACCTGCCTTTGCGGCAGCTGTGGAGCCAGTAACGGCAGAAGCTATGGAGAGTACAGGTACTGATGACACTATGTCATACTTTGCCCGTCTTGCAGCCGAAGATTAATATTAATTAAATATCTTAAAGGGGCGGGGTTTATTCTCCGCCCTTTTTTTAGTAACCTGAAGGTCCTTTTTTACCTGTATTAACAGTATCACCAAAGCCATCATTACTAGATCCTGATAATCTTAAAGGACCAGGGATATTGTTAATCGACACACTATTTATTGGATTATTCTGGCTATTATCTTGATATAATAATTGTCCTGTACCACCTCTATCAGCATTTTTAAGTAACATAGCCGAGTCTTGTAGGTATTGACCACTAGTTATATTACCACCCTGCAATTGTTTTAAGAGAATATCACTTTGTCTTTCAATGTTTCTTAATTCTATATTTTTAAGCTCTTGAGTAAGACTAATTTCAAGTTCATCAGTATTTACAAACTTTTGTATTCTCTCTGGTAATATATCATTAATCTTTCCAACCATGCTAATCATTAGTTTTTGTGGCATCTCTGATAAGAAAGCTGTTAATCTTTGAAACTGTAGTTGAATATTTAACCAAGATCCTTTTAAATCTCTCATTGCATTATCACCAGCAGTTTGGAAAAAGGAGCTTATGTCTTTACCAAATTTCTTTCTTGTACCATCTACAGAGTCGATTTCTGCTTTTATAGCCTTTTCATCTTCTGGTGGTACTTTATATATTTCTTTAATCTTTGCTACAAGGTTTTTAATACCTGTTATTGGATTTAGTGTAAAATCTTTATCTGTAAATTCTGCACCAGTTAAAGATTTAACTAGGTTCATTATTGGATCATTAACTATTAGATCAAATAGCCATTCAACAGAATCAACTGTACCGAATGCAGCTAACTTTGTATCTTCCCATAATTTCTTAAATACTGCATTTGAACCTTCTTTATCATTAAGTTTACTTAATTTTTCAATATAGTTAGCTGCATTTATAAAAAGATCAAACGGTGCCTTAACAATAGTTTTGATAGTGTCTTCAAAGCTTACATCTTTAGCAGCCTGTAAAAATCTAGCTAAACCAGACTTTGAAGTATACACTCCATTTGCATCAGTCTCCAGACCAAACATTTTTCCAACACCCCAGACTAATCCATTTTTAAGTAGATCCAAAGGTGCTCCAATAAATGATGCAACAAACCCAGAAAACCCATCACCAAATTTTCCTAGAAATGTTTCTTCATCTGATTTACCAAAATCTACAAATCCTTTATATACAGAAATTAAAATGCCTAATGGCCAAAGAATTTTACCCATAAGTTTTGAAATAGGAGCCAAAGTGCTACCTATACCACGTACTGAACCACCAAAAAATTTAGTTACTGATGCTCCTATCTTAGCACCTGGTCCTAAGAAATAAGCACTTAATGCAGTACCAACTACAGTTAAAGGACGAAGAAAAGACTTAATTTGGATACCAAGCCTAGGTATTAATGTTTTAAAGTTAGTTTTAAACTTACTCTTTGTTTCTTCAATTATATCACCAATCTTTGTTGTAAATCCAGTAAGACCATTAAGCTTCTTAATAAGAGGTAATTCCCAACCACGTAACCCTACCATAGTTAAACCTAGTGCACTAATACCAGCAAGAAATGTTCCTAGCTTTCCGGCTAAACCCATTAAACCAAATAAACCAACATTAAACTTATCACCACCACTATTTCCATCAATCTTAGTAGCTTTGGCAGGCTTGTCTGATTTCTCGGACTTACTTTCTCGTTCTTTCTCAAGGGCATCTAATCGTGCACGCTCTTGAGTTAAGAACCATTGTTTAAAGTTCCTATTGAGATTAGCAGTCTCTGTATTGTTCTTATGTAATTGCTTTACTACATCTTCGAGATTAGTTGCCATTGTTCCGCCTTTTGGTTTCTTCTTCTTGTTCTTTCAAATGCGTTTCAAGCATTGTTATATAAACTTCTTTTTCCCATGGTATTAAACTGTCTATCTCATTCAAACTATAGTTATGGTGTTGCATTAAAGCAAAGTTATTTCTATAGTAATTAATTATACTATTATGAGACAGACATACTAGAAAAAATCTTGCATACCACTTAGTGTCATTTCATTATCTTTATTACAACTATGACAAACAAATTTAACATCATGTTTAAGTGTTGGCATATCTTCCATATATTCTTTAATGGCATTAAGATCACTAGTATTCATAGAGTTAATAAAGTTATCTTGGTCAACTTTACTTTCACCAGCAAAGATAATTCTTTCTTCATCAGTAACCACTGTCTTAATACACATCTTAATCATATCAAATGTTGATTCAGAGCTTGATTTACCAGCTGTAGTCTTTGATTCATTTACTACACTATTATAAGTAGGCCATTGTAGCTCTAATGATATATCAGAGTTTAATTCAATAACAGATCCTTCTAAGCTCATATTACCTTTTACATTAATATTATCAATTGGTATTGATACTTCATTAGATTCTTCACATTGACCACAAGCTAATGATAATTTAACATTTTCTCCAACTGATCTTGATCTTAGTTGTGTAAACATAAATTCAATATCAAATGTTGTTAGCTTAGATGTGTTTAATTCACCTTCGGCACAAGCTTCTATAGTGTCAACAATAGATGATAAAATCTGTGTTTCATCTTTTGATTCCATAGCAAGTAAAAGAACCTTTTCTTCCTTAACTAGAAAGGGCCTAAATCTAATCTTTTTCTTTGTAGAAGGTATGATCAATTCATACTTGGGTTGGTCGTTTAGTTTCGGTAAAGCCATAATAACTCCATGTTATGATATCCAGTCGTCGTAGCTGAACTGGATGTTTAATTCAAGCAAACCATTTTGCTCACTATTTAGTTGAAGAGCATTAATAGTAGTTGGAAATGCTCTAATCAATTTACATTTATATACTTCAATATCACTTGTAATGCTGAAATCAAATAGATCAGCTAAGTTATTTGCAGTAAAGTCTATTTCAAAATTAACAGAAAGACCGTTGCGTTTTTTCTTCTGTAATTGAGTAATTTCTATATCAAAGACATAATCATCTTTGTATTTTAATTCTTTTGTTTGGAAGTCAATGATCCTAGATTGCCATTCATCAAAGTATTCTTTAATGCCGTAATCATTCATTACATAGAATGTCATAGAAACATCCTCTTCAGCATATCCATAAGCAACTTTTTTCTGCTTCATGCCAATGATACGCTCTTGAGTAAGTATCTGACGACCAGGCAATTGTACATCTTTACAAAGCAAGTTAAGATCATATGATGCTTCTATACCTAAGTTTGGTAATTGCACTTTCCATAGGTTAGCTTGAGCAAGCCCACCCTTTTTACCTATAAGAGATTTCATCTGATCAACGCTAAAGGTCATATCATTTTCCTTGACTGTTTATACACTTGGTTGGAAGAAGCACCTTTCCATTGAGCCATAGGTAAGAATGTAGCAATTTCCCATTCTGATGGTGGTACTAATGCCAATCTACTTTTAACGTGTGCTGTGAGATAGTGTTTTATTGTAGGTTTAAATTCTTTAAACTTAGATGAGCCATTGAGTAACTCATAACTAAGTTTTAGTCTTGTTGTTTCATTGTACTTATCATTATTCTTTAGATCAATTAAACCATCTAGTAGTTTAGCTCTTAGAATTGGTGGCAAGTAATGTAAGTTTAATCCCATAAAACCACCTTTAGCATCTCCTATAACAAAGATAAGAGGAAACTGGTCATAGTATGGTAATGTATCTTTATGCTTTGGATCATAAAAGAACATATACATATTGCCTATTACACTAGTTTTAGATAGTTGTAGAGACTCCGCACGCATTAAACCTTCACGATTGATTCTGCGCATTGATTGCGCACGCTTACGGAACCATTCACGTGATTGGTCAGTCCTTGGTGTGATACCAGCTCTGAGTGCTTCTGCGGATATTCTATTAAATAAGTTTTTGCTCATGATGTTATTTATACTATTTTTTAGTAGTTTTTTTCTTTGTCTTGAAAGGTTTTAGAGGTTTAATTGATTTTAGTCTTTTAATTGGTTTAGGCATAATACCCATCTTAATTAAAGTATTCTCTGTCCATATCTGAAAACCCCAGTCTCTATCTTTAGCATATATTCTGGCTGCTTCCCATTTGTTTTCGTTCTTAATGTAAGATAGGCTTTCGTTAATATATCTTTTTGTTTTCTTCCCTGGATACTCTGGTGGTCTTGTTTCTTTATCTGGTTTAATCTCTATAAGATCAACAGATCCGTCTTTCCATGTGATCTTTAGATCCATAAAATATCTATGATACCTCTTATCTACAGCATAAAGATATGGTATTACAACTTCCTCGCTTGACCAATACTTAACAGCAGTGCTTTGATCACACCAATTAAAACATTTTAGCTCCCAACTTGATCTATATGTTATCTTAGTGAAGTCACCTTTATACTTTTCAATGTTCTTTGGTCTAAATTTACCACTATGAGCCATGATTTACCTTATAAATAATACTAATTACTTCTATATATTAAGGTTATAAGATGATCAATGAACCAAAAGGCCCGTATAATTTCCCAATCGACGATACAAATGAGTATCCCGCTGAGATTGTATTTCGTCAAATTAACATAGCACCTCTGACTGCAAACGATTTACTAAACTTTGTAAAAGAAATCAACTTAGCCGAAATGAATGTTGAAGGTATTTCTACAGAAAGAGATGGTCTAGGTTCTTCTATAGCAGTAACAGATATAGAAGAAAAAACATTAACTCGAAGTATTAAGAGAACACCATTAGAAGCAAATGGTGATTGGTGGGTATCATTATATATGCCACAAAGTATTCCTTTTAATGATGGTGTTGCATATCAGAATGTGGAACTTGGTGCTATTGGTGCTGGAATTGTTAACTCACTTAATACTGGAAAAAACTTGGCTCAAGCCGCAATGGCTGCTGTACAACAATCAACATCTGGTCTTATAGATGGGATTGTAAATAATGCTAATAGCGACGGAGCTAGTTTAGCTGCACTTAAAGTTGCTAGTAAAGCAAATACTACAGTTGCTAATGCAACATCGGCTGCTACACGTGTATCATTAAACCCTAATAGTAGAACATTGTTTAATAGTGTTCCTATGAGAAACTTTGCCTTTACGTTTAAACTTATACCTAATAACCCTAAAGAAGTTGCTAGAATTAAAAGTATTATTAAACTGTTTAGAACAGCTATGTACCCAGAGGAGATAGGTACTGATCAAGTTGCTATAGGTTATAAATTTCCAGACCCATTTGAAATAAAGATGTTATATAGAGATCAAGATGTATTCACAAAAATACTACCATCATATCTAACTAATGTTACTACTACATATAATAATGCTGGACAAGGTTTCTATAAAGATGGCGGCTTTACTGATGTAGAGGTTACATTATCATTTACTGAAACAAGACCACTTAACCGTGAAGACATTAAGGATAACTACTAATGTATTTTAAAGATTTTCCACAAACATTATATAAGTTTGGAGATGCCGAATCGTTCGTTAGATTTCAACAGTTAAACACTTATGTGAATCTAATTGATCAGTATAGAGATGATGTAACAGTTTATGAGAAATATATAATACAACCAGGTGAGAGAGCTGATACACTATCATTTAGACTTTATGGTACTACTGATTATCATTGGACATTCTTTGTAGCTAATGATAATATAAGAGAGAGTGGTTGGCCTTTAGATAGATCACGTATATATGAAACAGCTCAAAAGAATTATCCACATAGAGCTATTACTACAGCAACTAACATTGGTAATACTAACTTTAAGAAAGGTCAAGTAGTAACTGGTTCACAGTCTGGTTCAACTGGTCCTATTATAGAAGTAAAACTTGATCTTGGTATTATTATTGTAAATGCTAATGGTAATTTTAATGATGGTGAGACATTAAGTGTTGGTACAGGTGGTGATACACAGACTTGTCTTATTACTAGTGAGGTCGCACAGTATGATTCAATACACCATTACGAGAATTCAGATAATGAATATACAGATATTGATCCTCATAGCCCTAATACATCTGGATTAGTACCAGTTACATATGTAGAGAGATTAATTAAATTTAATGATGAGTTATCTCAAATAAGTATTATTAACCCTAAGATAATAGAACAAGTAGTTGGCCAGTTCAATAAAGAGTTAAAGGCTTAGATCATGTCTGATATAGTTGCCTCACAGTATAGGTATCAATCTGCGGTTGTAGTTAATGAAACAACTGGGCTTAGAGTAGATGTATCAGCTGCTATTGCTGAACTACAACTATATGAAAACATAACAAGCATTGGTATCTCTGGTAAGATCCTTATAGTTGATAACTTAAATCTATTTGATCGAATAAACTTCTCTGGTACTGAGACATTAGATATTGAAGTATTATCAGATGCTACTGGTACAACGATTAAGAAATCATTTGTTATGGTTAATGTTGATAATAAGAAAGTTGTAAACGACGAGACTATATCATATGTCTTTAGTCTTATGAGTAAACCAGTATTTAGAAGCAATCTTCAAGTATTAAGTAAGGCTTATGAAGGTACACCACTTCAGATAATAGGTAAAATTCTTACTGGTAATCTTGGTGTTTCTTTAGATAAGACATTACTAGAAGGTACAGATCCAGTTCAAGAAAACATGAGCGTGATATCACCTTATCTAACACCTATAGAGACCATTCAATGGATTCGTAATATGTGTACTACAGAAGCCAGTGGCTTTCCTTTCTTTTTATTCGGTACAATTCATTCAGATGATATCAAAGTTACTTCACTTGAAAACATAATGAATAAACAACCAGAATTTAATAGACCATTTATATATTCTGGTGCTATAGCAAATACTCAAGACACTATTAAAAAGCTATTTACTATCGAGCAGATAGAATACAATGATAATTCTAGTACACTAACATCGGTTATAAGTGGTGCTGTAGGAGCTAAGTATGAAGTATTAGATACTGTTTACGGAACAAGTAATGATAATAAACAGTTTAAAATAGAGGATGCTCTCCCTGATACTAAGTTATATGATACTAGATTTAAAATAGATGATAAGAAAATATCAGAGTTTGAATCAAACTATATCTTTAGTGTTGTTGCACCTACTATGGCTGACGCAAACGGGTATGGTTATAATAAAGATACAAACAAGTTAAAGAGTAAAGTTTTAAGAAATGGTGTTTTACAAGCACTTAATATGAACGGATCAGTCATTAAAGTAAATGGATTACCGTTTATGGCATCTAAGAGTGTTGGACCTGGATCTGTTATATCTATAGAGGTTGTTCAATTCTTTAATAATAGATATGTTGTAGATGATAAGAAGTCCGGTAGATTTATAATCTCATCTTTAGATCACCAGTTCTTTGACGAGAAACATACTGTTACTTTAGGAGTAAGTAAGTTATGAGTTTATCAACAATACAGTCAGCATACTATGGTGATATTCAAAGATGGTTCCTTGGTGTTGTTGTTAATATACAAGATCCTCTTAAAGTAGGTAGAATAAAAGTAAGAATTTATGGTATTCATAATAGTGATGTTAATGAAGTACCAGAGAGATCACTGCCATGGGCTCAAGTTGTAACACCTACTACAGAGGATGGCGTATCTGGTCTAGGTAGATCACTTGGTATTAAGCCTGGGGCACAAGTATTTGGTGTATTCATGGATGGTATTCAGTCCCAAGTACCTCTTGTTCTTGGTTCAACTCCTAAATTTGAAGCAGCTACAGAGGTTAGTAATGGCTTTGAGAATGATTCTACATTAAGAACATCACAATCTAAAAATATAAAAGACACTATATCAACTATAGCACTAGTAGGTGATAGTAATGCTGAGAAAGCATTTAACTTTCTTATCTCTCATAGCTTTAGCCCTGTACAAGCCGCCGCTATCATAGGTAACTTTATATATCAATCAGGTATGGATCCAAAAAAAGCATCATATGGTATAGCTGGATGGGATCCAGCCTCTGGTCGCAAACAAGGGTTAGAAGAATTTGCTGATGAAAGGTCTCTTGATATAGAAGACTTAGGAACACAATTAGCTTTCTTTATATATGACTTTACTACAAATAGATACTTAGGTTATGCTAAGTTTAAAACATTAACTAATATTAAAGTAGCAAGTGATTATTTTTGTGATAAGTACATGAGACCTGATGCAGCCTCCGCAAATAAATCAAGAAGAATAGATAACGCTAAGAGAGTTTTGGAGAATTATAATGGCAATTAATATTAATGTTTTAAATAGCCAACTGAATAGTTTAAATAGTAACTCTAACTTAGATCAAGTTTTAGATAAAAAAACACAAGTAGTAGGACAGACATCTTGTCAACTAGAGACTGGTCTTAAAGATGTTGGTGTTGCTGTATCTGGTATAGTACCATTAAGTGGTGGTGATCATCCTTTATCACAAGCTGTATCAGCCGTTGATTCTATAGTAGAAATCACTGGTAGTGTGCCAGGATTAGAAGACAAGCTCATTGGTAATCTATCAAGTGCAAGAATATCAGAGATCAATAGTGCTATTGGTGAAACAGTTGCAAATGGTGAGTTAAAACTTATAATCAGTACTGGTTCTCCTGAAGCTATATCAAGAGCATTAAAGAATGTAACTAGTGAGAGAGTGCCAGATGCCATACTATCAAGTGTTGCAGCACCAAATGGTAAGCAGAGTGTATCTACAATAGAAAAGACTATAGAATCAAACATTGGTTCAGCTACTGGTCTCAGTGAATCTATTGCTGCATATAAGAGTAACTTTTCAAACATACTTGGTTTCACAGGTGGCAGTTTACTATCTAACGTAACACGTAAACTTGACTCAACTACAGATATAGTATTAGATGATCTAATTAATGGTACAGGTGTTGATAAAGAGGAAGTTGTTAATCTTATTGAGAATGACAATAGGGAAGAAGCAACTAAACTAATAGCAAGTGAGTCATCAAAAGAGTATGCAGACATAGAAGAAAAGGTAAATCAGATCCTTATAAATCCAAATGATACTGTTGAATTCAATGAAAGTAAGGCAATTGGTAAAAAGACAGGTAATTCATACGTTATTGGTTCAAACAATAATAGTTGGAAAGGTAAAAATACACCTATATCATCTGATCTATTTACATATGTAGATTCAAAAGAAGAATTGGTTGCTGAGTTTAGAAATAGTAATAGAGAGATTACTGAGTTTATAGCACACTGGACTGGTTCATACACTAATCAAGACATAGGATCACCAGAAGTACACGCATGGCACTTAGATAATGGATGGTCTGGTTGTGGTTATCACTATGTAATTAGACGTGACGGAAGAATACAGAGAGGCAGACCTATTGATAGAAAAGGTGCTCACTCAGCTGCATATGGTCATAATGATAAGTCTATAGGTGTTTCTATGGCTGGTGGTTATAACTGTCCAACAGGCACTAATAACCCTAATAGATACATTAGTGCAGATAGTTTAACACCCGCACAGATGGATTCTTTTAAGAAGTTTGTGGGAGCCTTCTATGAGGTATGGCCTTCTGGACAAGCACTAGGTCATAACGATACATCAGATAAAGGTAAATTAGATCCTGGGTTTGATGTACCAGAATATGTAAGTGCTAACTTTAATAAAACAAACTTGATAACAGATGCTAAGGCTTCTGGTCCACTCACAACAGAACAGATTAATTCAGGAATAATAGTATGACAACCGAAAGAGATGATCTAAAAGACAGAGTACAAAGGTTCGGTAGTGGCTTTGTTGATACTCAAGGTACTAATAATAATGGCTTTTTGGATCCTAATAAAGAGTTTCCAAGAAAGAAATATAATAATCTATCTAGTGTAAACGAAGCTGTTAGATCAGGTGAAACACACCAACTACCATTAGGAGCCGATGTTGATGTTCCTCCGCTTACAGCTACACAATATCCATATGCTGATATAAAAGAAACAGTTTCTGGTCACGTACTTGAGTTTAATGATACACCAGGTGGCGAACGTATTCTTATTAAACATAATAGTGGCTCTGGTATAGAACTAAGACCAGATGGTACTGTAGTTGTTCTAGCAACAGATAACAAAGTAGAAGTCACTCATGGTGATCAGACTGTTATAGTAGAAGGTAATGGTCAACTTACATATGAAGGTGATCTTACTATTAATGTTAAGGGTGATTTTAAAGTCAATTGTGATAACTATGAAGTTAACACTAAAGGTGATAAGAAAGAAAACATTGAGGGCAATAGCAGATCAAAGGTGTTTGGTAATAAAGGTTCTAATGTATCTGGTAATGACAGTAAAGTAGTTGCCGGAGAATCAGTAAGTACACACCTTGGTAATGTTACTACAGCTATTAAAGGTACTAATAAGCAAGCCACAGAAGGTGATATCATTATCGCTGGTTCATCTAAGATTGAACTTACTGCAGAGACTAGAATAATACAATCATCACCTAAGATGAACATACAAGCACTTGAAGCATATATATGGGCTGATACTGGTACATTCGGTGGTGTAGAAGTAAGACATCATGGTCAAGGAGCACACTTTAGTGAAGGTGTAACAGCACCGACATTTCATGGTGATCTCAGAGGTACATCATTAACATCTCTTGTTGCTGATATATCTAATTCACAAAGCTATGCAGATCCATCAACAGGTGGTGGAGTTGGTTCTCCATCTGGTTTTACTGTATCTAATGTAGCACAGCCTGATGTATACACTGCTGCATCTGGTGTTCTATCAGATGTCCTTACTAAATCAGAAATAGGTGTAAAGACTGTTAAAGTTGATGTAGATAACTTCTTATATAACTCATTAAGAATTAGAAAATTAGATACTGTTGATGTGAGATCAAAGTTAAGGGATCCTTCATATCTTAATGATGTAGACTTTGCTGCTATTCAATTAGGAGCAGGTAGACTTAATGAACAATACACTTCTACAACACCTCCAGGTGGTTATGGTAGAGTAAGAAAAGCTGGCGGTACTGCACAAAGAGGATCATCTAAATTAGGTAATGTGGGTATTGAGAGAGCAACTAAGACATTTATTGTAGATAATAAAAAGAAAATATTCTCGCTTACTGATCAGAAGTTTGGTGAAATAGATTTACTTACAGACGTTACTTCTACTACTATATTAAACAAACCAGTTAGTATGGCAAGATTCATTGGTGCTAATGATGCTGGTTCATTTAAATCATTATCGTTAGCTGATAAGAAACAGATTGCCAAGAACTATCTTATTCAGACTCATATCACTAAATATGCTATGGGTACATCTGGTAAGTTTTCAGCATATAAACTCAAGGCAGTAGAAGGTTTCTATGCCAAGGAACTATATGGTAAAGGTGGTGCCGGTGGGCTTTTAACAGAAACACTTACAGCTGGTGGTTTACTTGATCTAAGAAATAAAGGTCAAGCTGTAGTATATGAACTATATGGTCCAGATGGTAAGATGGATCCAGAAGTAACATTTGATTTAGCTTGTAATATAGCAGAGATTGGTTTATTTGATAAACTTACACTAGACTATGATATATTTAATCCAGATGGTTCTATGAATGTTCAAATCATTATTGAGACACCAATAGTGACTAAGCCAGAATCAGTTACATTTAAAAGATTAGTACAGACTACATTTAATAATGGCTTACAATCAGCGGATAGTTTAGTAGAATTAGAACCAAATCCTTCTAATACTAGCTTTAATCCTCGATAAAACTCTTATAAATAAAAGCAATAGGTTTAAGGATAATTAATGGCTCGCATACTTTCAATAGAGGATAAGGATCTAAATACGTCTAGTGTGGTTACATCTCGTAAGCTCAACTATTTAGATATAGACTTATCATTTGCAAATCGTCCGAGTGGTGATGTGTATAAGAAAAAAGATGCTGCAGCTGTGAAACAAGCAGTAAAGAACATCGTTGCAACTGGTAGACTAGAGAAACCATTTGAATCCGAATTTGGTGCAGACGTAACATCTTTATTCTTTGAACTAGCGGATAATAGAGCATCACGTGCCGTAAAACAAAATATTAGAAATGCTATCTATGTTTATGAGCCACGTGCCGAAGTATTAAACATAGATGTAAATTTACAACCAGATAATAATTCACTTTCTGTAACTATTACCTTTAAGGTAGTCAGTTCGGAAGAAACTGTTACACTCAATACCATCGTTTCGAGGTTAAGATAATATGGCTACAACAATTAAATCAACAGAACTTGACTTCAATACAATCAAGAACAATCTAAAAACAGAACTTGCATCTAAGAGCGAGTTTGCTGACTATAACTTTGAAGCATCTGGTTTATCAAATATTCTTGATGTTCTTGCTGTGAATACACACTATAATGGATTAATTGCTAACTTTGCTTTGAATGAATCATATCTTTCTACAGCTCAGTTAAGAAGTTCATTGGTATCATTAGCAGAAGGTATTGGTTATATTCCAAAATCTAAGACTGCTTCAATGGCTACTGTTACACTATCAACTAACACTGGTGATTTATCAGGTAGACCTTCAACACTAGCTTTGGCTAGTGGTACTAAGTTTACTGCTTCAGTAGATGATGTAACGTATACATTTCAGACTACAGAGACAGTAACCGCTACAGATAATGGTTACGGATACTATTCATACTTAACACCAGATGGTTCAACTAACATTGGAATCAAAGAAGGTATTGCTAAAACAAAAACATTCTTTGTAGGACGAGATAGTGTAGACGATGTGTATGTTATCCCTGATAAAAACATAGATATGGAAACTGCGATTGTTAAAGTATACCAATCAGCAACTGATACAGCATTTACTTCATATATTAATATTGGTAAATCATCTACTATTAATGCCAATACTCGATTATACATTATGAAGGAAGCACCTAATGGATTCTATGAAATAACATTCGGAGATGGTATAACACTAGGTGCGGCACCTGAGGCTGGTAATAAAATTGTTATAGAGTATCTACAAGTAAGTGGTTCTATTGCTAATGGAGCCAGTGCATTTATTGCTAAATCAAAGATTCAAGTATTAGGTTCAGACTATGATGTAAATACAGTTACCTTTACTAATTCTATTGGTGGTGCGGAAGAAGAAACAATGTCTTCCATTCGTAAAAACGCACCATTTCAATATGCTACACAGAACCGTATGGTTACTGCAGTTGATTACTCTACATTGGTTTTATCTAACTTTGGTACACTTATCAAAGACATTCAAGCATTTGGTGGAGAAGACGCCTTAGAACCAGAGTTTGGTGTAGTATTCTTATCCGTTGTTTTTAATTCAGATGTAACAGCAGATACTATTACAACTACAAAGGATGCTATTACTGATCTATCTAAACAGTTATCGGTTGTGGGCTTTGATATTAAGTTTGAAGATCCCGTTACCACATTCATTGAGACAGAGATATTCTTCCAGTTTAACCCTAAACTTGGTTCACTATCTCTAAACAGTGTGCAAGATAATGTACAAACAGAAATTAATAATTACTTTTCTAGTAACATTGGTAAATTTAACCAGACATTCCGTAGATCAAATTTATTGTCTGACGTTGATGAAGTTAGTACATCTGTTCTATCTTCACGTGCTAACATTAAAGTTCAGCGTAGGTTTACTCCTACAACAGATACACTTCAAGATCATACTCTAAGGTATCCAGTTGATATTGCTGAACCAGATGATGTAAACTATATTATTACAACTACACCATTTCAGTTTAATGGTAAAACTTGTATTATTAGAAATAAACTAGGTTCAAATAAACTTCAAGTTGTTGCTCTTGGCGAACAATCAATAGAATCAGATAACATTGGTTCATATAATAACAAATCAGGTGTTATAAGTATTGTTGGATTAAGAATACAATCTGTTATAGGTGGAGATGCATTTATTAAAGTAACTGCAGTTCCAGCTAACCAATCAGCCATCAGTCCACTTAGAAATGATATTCTTGAGTATGATGCTGGTCCATCTTTTGCTACTGGAGTTGTGGTTACAACCACATAGAAATATATGTCACAACGAGATAAAACATTAAAAGATAATAATAGACGTAATCTATTACTGCACGATTGTCATTCTATTCGTGAGGTTCTGCCTGCATATTTTCTTGAAGAGTATCCTAAACTTGTTAGCTTTCTTGAAGCCTACTATGAATGGGAAGATAGCGGTAAGACTCCGTCAAAATTAATACATGACTTATTTCTAAACAGAGATATTACAGCAACAGACATTTCAAATCTTTCTTTCATTGAAGATGAATTACTATTAGGTCAACAATACTTTGAAGGCTTTCAGAATAAAAGATCAGCAGCTAAGTATTCTAACACACTATATAGATCAAAGGGTACACTCTTTTCTATTGAACAATTCTTTAGATCATTCTTTAGTATCTCTCCAGATGTTGTATATACAAAAGAAAACATATTTAATGTTGGAGAGAATACATCACTTATAGGACCAGAGTCACTCAAGTATCTTGTTGATGATAAACTATATCAGAAGTATGCACTATTAGTTAAAGCGCCTATTCCTATTAGTCAATGGAAAGAAGCATATAAGTTATTTGTACACCCAGCCGGTATGTACATTGGTGGAGAAGTTCAGCTTGTAAGTCAGAATGTTAATGATCTTTTAGTTATGCCAGATGTTATAATTGCTGATCAGTTTGATCCAATATACGAAGGTGTTGCTACAGCAGGGCTTGAAGCACAATTAGATATTACTGGTCTGAGACCACGTGGTGTGTTCTTAGATAGTGATACACGTATAAGTCTTAATGGTCAAGTTGAAGATTATGCTACACGTACAATTGAAGAGATTGGCAGAAACTATGATACTATAGAAGAATGGATTGGTACTAACTCACCAACATTCGATGAAGACTCAGCAGTCGGTGATCCATATGCACCAAGAATGTCTACAGAATTAGATACGTTCGACGAAGTTAATTACATTTGGTATGACTCAGACTCAGCCTAACCCTTATAAATAAAGATAATAGATTTGGATAGAGATTAAAATGGCAAGACAAGATATAGCCCGAGGCACAGCCGCTAATGACGGAACCGGTGATACACTACGTGTTGCTGGTCTAAAGATTAACCAAAACTTTGCTGAGCTGTACCAATTGCTCGGTGGTGACTCTGCTGAGTTAAGTGCTGGTGTTTCATTAACAGATCAAGGTGTTCTTTTTGAAGGCACTAACGTTGATGATCACGAAACAACATTAACAGCTGGTAACCCATCTGCTGATATATCATTAGCATTACCTACAGCGGGTACTGAACTAATCTCTAATAGTGCAACACAGACACTAACCAATAAGACATTAACATCAGCTGTTCTTACAACACCAAAGATTAATGATACATCATCTAATCATCAATACATATTTGCTGCAAGTGAATTATCTGCAAATAGAACTGTTACATTACCTTTATTAGGTGGTGGTGATACATTTGTATTTCAAGCACATACACAGACATTAACTAATAAGACATTAACTTCACCTCTTATCAATACTGGTAAGATTGGCGCTAGTATTAATGATACTAATGGCGCAGAGTTAATTAAAGTAACAGCAACTGCTAGTGCAGTAAACCAAGTATTAGTTGCCAATGCTGCAACTGGTAATGCTCCATCTATTACAGCTGACGGAGATGATACTAATGTAAGTCTTATACTTGGATCTAAAGGTACTGGTGCTGTTAATATCAATAACAAAGTTGTGCATCGTGAACACTTTATGACAGGCGACGGTGCTGTAAACTTAACAATTCCTCTTACAATCTTTAATGCTTCATCAGCACTTGCTATTACAATGGCAGATGGAGTTATTACTGGTGAGACTAAATACTTTGTAAATAGAGGAACAGGTACTGCTACAGTAACAATAACAAGCTTAGTAGGTACAGGTAACCCATCAACAGTAGCATTTGCGGCACATGAAGCTGGTTTCATGATGTGGGATGGTGCAAACTGGCACTTAGCCTCTAAAACAGTTGCTTCTTAAGGACATAGACAATGACAGCTATTATAACAGATAAACTCAAAAAACAATTACTACTAAACATCATTGAAGATGTAGATAGTGCAGCTAATAATTACTTTATTGGTATAGGAAGATCAGAGGCTTGGAATGAAACCGATGCTGCTCCTGCTCCTCAGAATAGCTTGCGTGATCAACGTAATTTAGGATTGAGTTTACAATCTGTAAAAGGCATTGCAGATAAATCTTTATGTGTACCAAGGACAGATTGGTCATCTGGTGCAATATATTCTTCTTATAATGATAATATTCAAGGACATCCAGTATCGTCTTACTATGTCTTTACTGATGAGAATCACGTATATATTTGTCTACAGCAAGGTAGAAATGCGGCGGGAACTGGTGTTAACTCCACTGTTAAACCAACAGGGACTAGCGCCAATGCATTTAAAACAGCAGACGGTTATGTATGGAAATTCTTATATTCTATTGGTGCATTAACAGCCAATAAATTCTTATCATCTAACTTCCTTCCTGTTACAAAGATTGTCTCGGTTGATTCTGATTCACCAGCTTCTATTTCTGAACAAAAAGGAATACAAGATGCGGCAATAGGTGGAGAGATTATTGGATATACAGTAACAGCCGGTGGAACTGGATACACTTCAACACCAACAGCTACTATTTCAGGTAACGGAACATCGGCTAAAGCTGATGTCACTATATCTGGTGGAGCTGTATCTAAAGTTGATGCTAGAGACTCAAGTGGATCCCTAGTATTTGGTTCTGGCTATACTTATGCTGAAGTCACATTAACAGGTGGCAGTGGTACTGGTGCAACAGTAAGGCCTATCTTTGGTACTAAAGATGGTATGGGTGCAGATCCGAGAGATGATCTTAGAGCAAGAGCAATTATGTTCAATGCAAAACCAGATGGTACTGAAGCAGGTGACTTTGTTATCGGAAATGATTTCCGTCAAGTTGCTCTTATTAAGAACCCTCTTACATATGCAAGTGCTAAGTTAACAAGTAATACAGGCAATGCATTAAACAAATTAAATCTATCAGCCATCAGTTCATCATTTAGTGCAGATAAAACTATACTAGGAGCTGACTCACTAGCTTTGGCTTATATAGATAAAATAGATTCAGATAATATATATTATCATCAAAATGAGACAACAGGATTTGGTTCGTTCCAAAGCGCAGAAGCAATATCTGAAACAGATGGTTCCGGTGCTGGTGTTGTTGCAACAGATAGTGCGGGTGATTTTAACCCACTAACTGGTGATATTCTCTATATAGATAATAGAGCTGCAGTAACTAGAGTTGCAGAACAAACAGAAGACATTAAAATCGTTATTCAATTATAATCGGTGTAGGAAAACATGGCAATAGATTTTACAAAAAACATTTTTGCGTCAACATATAAAGACGACTTTGCTGATAGTGATAACTATCATAGGATTCTCTTTAATAATGGACGTGCCCTACAAGCCCGTGAATTAACGCAACTGCAAACTATTACTCAGTCTGAGATTTCTCGGATGGGTAGACATTTATTTAGAGAAGGTGCTGCTGTTAATCCAGGTGGTACTACTATTAATAATAAGTATGAGTTTATTAAACTAACTGGCGAATTACCTAGTTCAAGTATTATTGGAACACAGTTTACTTCAGCATCCAACTCTATTATTGTAGAAGTGCTTGAAACCGTAGCAAGAGTATCTGATTTAGAACCAGCTACAATCTATGTTAAGTATGTAAGTACATCAGGTGGAACTAGTGGATCAACTCCTGTTAGAGTATCTGCAAGTGACACATTATCTGGTGGAGATGAAACTCTTACAGTACAATCTACAAATACTGTTGCTAATCCAGCTACAGGTACCGGTACTAGAGTATCCATTCACGCTGGTGATTTCTTTGCTATAGATCGTTTTGTCTTTGCAAGAGAACAGTCAATGATTTTATCTAAATACACTTCTGATCCAGAGGCAGTAATTGGATTTAAAGTAACTCAAGATATTGTTAGTGTTAATGATTTCCCTGCACTATATGATAACTCTGGTGCAACTCCTAATGTATCTGCACCTGGTGCTGATAGATATAGAATTAGACTTGATATAGCAGACAAAGCTAATGTTGCAGCTGATGAAAACTTTGTATATGTTGCTAAAGTTGTTGATGGCATAGTAGTTACACAAGTTGATGGTACAGATTCTTACAATAAGATAGAAGACAGAATGGCCATCAGAACAAGTGAAGAGTCTGGTGACTATATCGCTAAAAGGTTTTCTGTTAGTTTTGATACTAGTGATTCGGATGAAAGTATATTAGACTTTGATATAACACCAGGTATTGCATATGTAGATGGCTATAGAGCTGTTATTAACTCACCACTTAAACTTTCAGTCAGTAAACCAAGAACAACTATTACAGAAAATAATAATGTAACAGCAGCTGCATATGGGCAATATGTTACAGTATCTGCTAATAAAGGCTTACCTAACATTAATACATTTGCTCAAATTAATCTTTATCCTAATACAGCTGGTACTGGTGCATTAATAGGTACTGCTAGAGTAAGAGCTGTAGAGGAAGATGGTTCGAACTATAGAGTATATCTGTTTGATGTACAAATTGCTTCTGGTAAAAACAAAAGAAACACTAAATCACTTGGTACTGGTTCTACTGATTATATGACACTAGTTCTTGAAAACAGCAAAGCAGTATTTAAAGATGAAGGATCTACAAGTCTATTGTTCCCAGTCCCTGGAAATAGACCAAAAGTTATTACAGATATTAGTCTTGTAACACAAAGGTATAGAACAGCAGTTATATCAGGTGGAGCAGGTTCTATTACACTAACAGCTACAGGCGAGACCTTTGCTGATACTAGTGNNTGGATTGCAGCACAAGCCGATTCAGATATAGATACAGGGTTTACTGCAAATGGATCTGGTACAACAGCTAGTGCACTAGGTGGTGTTACAGATGGTACATATGAAATTCTTACTTATGTAAATAAGGCTGCAGGGACTGTTAGAACTAAGTCACTTACAGAAGTAACCGAAACAATTACACCAGATGGTTCTGGTAATTTAAACTTTACAAAAGCTGATATTAGTAGTATAGTTAGAGTTACTCTTGCTGACTCAGATGGCGCTGATCTAACAACATCTTATGACTTAGATAATGGTCAACGTGACTTTGCTTATCTAAATGGTAGAATGGTTAAGAAAGCCGGAGTTACTCAAACAGCTGATGTGTTTGTAAGATATAAACACTTTACTCATGGTGCATCTGGTGATTTCTTTGCGGTTAACTCTTATACTGGTCAAACCAACTATGAAGATATTCCATCATATACACAATCTAATGGCACAACAGTATCTCTAAGAAATGTTTTAGACTTCCGTTCAAGTGTTAATAGCTCAGGTAACTTTGGTTCAGGTGCTAAAATTAATGAGATGCCTAAGAATACAGGTCTCATCACATTTGATGCAGAGTATTATCTCGGTAAAAAAGTTCGTGTGACAATAGATAAAAATAGTTTTGTTGATGCTATTAGTGGTGCAGCTAGTGTTAATCCTCAATTACCACCAGCTCCAAACAATTCTCTGGATTTATTCCATGTTGATATGAATCCATATACAGTTAGTGATACTGATATTACTTCAACTACTATCAGAGCTAAAAGATTTACTATGAAAGATATTGGTAAATTGGAAAATAGAATTGATAAAGTTGAAGAGGCTACATCATTAAGCCTTCTTGAATTAGATACAGCATCATTTAATGTTCTTGATGCTACTAGTAATAATAGAACAAAATCTGGTTTCTTTGTAGATAACTTTGCTGATCAATCTAGGTCATATATGTCTGCTGATTATAATGCAGCTATTGATCCAGAAGCTAAGATTATGCGCCCTTGGTTCCAAGAAGCTAACCTTAGAATGATCTATGACTCTGATCAATCTAGTAATACAATTCTTAAAGGTGATAGCGTATACCTAAAACATGATAATATAAATTATGTTGATCAACCTCTTGCAACAGAAGCAATGAATATTAACCCATTTGCTGTTATCCTAAATGAAGGTTTTATTGATCTTTCACCATCATCAGATGAGTGGACTGCAGTCGACAGATTACCAGATCGTGTAGAAGACGGTGGATCAAGACTTGTTAATAATGGAGCATTACTCTGGAATACATGGCGATGGAACTGGATTGGACGAAATGATACACCAACCGAAGATTTAGCAACTAGAGATGCAGCACGAACAAGTATATTAGCAGTCAATAGAGTTGTTGCTTCAGAAACAGTTCGTGAATTTGTGAATGATCGTATACTAGATGTTGCATTTATTCCGTTTATGCGGTCTAGGAAAGTTAGTTTCCGCGCTCAAGGTCTTAAACCTAATACTCAAGTTTTTGCTTTCTTCAATAACAAATCAGTTGCTGATTGGGTAAGATCAGAAGCATTTACTAGATTTGCCACTACTACTGATGATTTTGGTAATAGACATAATAGAGCAACTCAACATCCTGATGGCAAGTCAACACTAGTAACTGATGCTACAGGTTCTGTTACTGGTTCATTCTTTATTCCATCCACAGACGCAATTAAGTTTAGAACTGGTGTACGTGAGTTTAAACTACTTGATATTAGTGTACCTAAAGATGAGAATGCAACATCAATTGCAAAAGAACCTTTTTCATCAACAGGTGTATTAGAAACTAGACAGTCAACATTTACAACAACTAGAGTGCTAACTATATCAGCTCCGCCACCACCTGTTGCTCCACGGAGACGTAGACGCCGTAGGTCAGGTCTAACACCTGATCCTCAGTTGGACCCAAGGAATCAAACCCGCAAAGATCCTTTGGCTCAGACATTCTTTATTGATGAAAATGATGGTTTGTTTATAACTAGAGTTGGTGTTAGGTTCCAAACTAAAGATACAACAGTTCCTGTGATGATGCAAATTAGATCAACTGTAAATGGTGTTCCATCATCAGATGAGATTATACCTAATGGAGTTAAGGTTCTTCTACCCGGTTCTATTACAACATCAGCTGATGCTAGTGCAGTAACTTACTTTGAGTTTGATGAACCAGTTTACTTGAACGGCAACATGGAATATTCTATTGTTCTACTTGCTAATTCTATAAATTATAATGTATATGTAGCAAAATCTGGTGATTTAAAACTTAATTCAACAGAACTAAGAGTTACTAAACAGCCTACACTAGGTTCATTGTTTAAATCTCAGAATAGTAGGACTTGGTCGGCAGATCAAGAAAGAGATTTAACATTCACTATTGATTGTGCTGAATTTATTTCAGCAACCGGATATGTTACATTACAAAATGCGCCCATTCCACCAATCTTATTGGCTAGTAATTCATTAGATGCTACAAACACAAGTGGCACAGTTAAGGTTCTTGCATTTGGTCACGGGTTTACAGTAGGCGACTCGGTAACAATAGCAAATGCTACAACGTTTGGTGGAATAGCTGCAGCTAATATTAATGGTACAAGAGCAGTCACTAAAGTAGATGGTACAGGCTTTGAGTTTGTGGCAGGTGCATCAGATGTTGCTTCAGCTACTATAGCTGGTGGTGGGGATGCTATTACAATAACAAGAAATATTATGATGGATACAGTAGTTCCTTATGTTGAAACACTTTCACCTCCACAGACTTTAATATCACACTCAGCTAAATTTACATCAGGTAAATCATTTGCTGGATCTGAAACTGCTTATATTCCAGATAGTAGTTATCAAACCATAGCAAATAGAGATAATAATAACTTTACTCAACCTAAGGTGATTGCTTCAAGTGCTAATGAAACTGCTTCTTTATCAGGTAATAAATCGTTAACATATAAAATTGATTTACAGACACAAACTAACTTAGTTGCACCAGTAGTTGATCTTCAACGTGCTTCTATAACAGCTATAAACAATTTAGTTGATCAACAAGTTGCAAGTGGTAGTGGTGGTAATATTCCAATAGAATATATTGCAGAAACAAATCCAACTGGTGGTTCACATCTAACTAAGCATATTACACAACCGGTATCTCTCGATGAGTCAGCTGTTGGTTTAAAAATACTAATTGGTGCAAATAGACCATCTGCAGCAAGCTTTGATGTTTACTATAGAACAAATGCTTCAGATACAGCAGCGGCAGGTAACTTACTTGACTCAACTTGGATATTAGCTACACTTGAAACTGAAATGCCTTCAGACGAAAATATTAATGTATTCAGAGAGTACAGATACTTAGTAGGCGGTGATGACGGAACTATGGATGCTTTCTCACAATTCCAAGCTAAGATAGTATTAAAATCAACCAATACATCAAGACCTCCAGTCATACAAGACTTGAGAATGATTGCATTGAGTGTATAATGATAAAAGTTAATGGGCACCCAAATTTAGTTAGAGATCCAAATTCGGGTGCTATTTTGAATATAAATAAAGATGAGATTACTTCAGCACGAGCAAGAAAGATAGCCCGTGCTGAAAAAGAATTAGAAGAACAACAACTGAAAGCAGATGTACTAAGTTTAAAAAATGAGATTAGTGACATTAAACAACTGTTGGCTCAAATTGTAGAGAAAATTTAAATGGCAAGAACACACGTAAATGTAACAGATCATATTTTAGATATGAAGAACAAAGTCAACGAAATCTCATATGATGTCGGTGACATAGCTCTTATATCAACATCGGGACAAGATAGTGATGTAGTTCAAGCTATTAACTCACTTGACTCAGATATTGGTGGAATTGCTAATCTTACAACAATAGACAAGTCTAGTATTAAAGCGGCTATCAATGAGCTAGATGCTGAGATTGGTGCAGATACTCTAACAACTAGTGCATCTACAGTAAAAGGTGCTATTAATGAACATGAAGTTCAAATCAATAATACAGATAGTGATATTGGTACTAGAACTAATCTAACTACAGATGCAGATCAAAACCTTGTAGTTGCTATAAATGAAGTAGATACTAATGCGAATACCGCAAATGCAACCGCAAATGCAAATACAGTTAAGCTTGGTACAATCACATCTGGTGCTATGGGCACTTCTGCTGGTACAGTAGGTCCAGCTATAAGCGAACTTCATACCGAAATAACATCCGCTACATCAAATATAGGCGCTTTAAATTCATTAACCACAACAAACAAAAGTAATTTAGTTGCAGCTGTTAGTGAAGTAAACGGCTTACTTATAGATTCGGCTATGATTAAAAATATATTCAGTGCCACTAATACGGGAACTGGTTATGGTGCACTTACATATGGTAACAATGGTGTTTATTCACTGGCCAAAGTAACTAATACTAATATCAGAAGTGCTATATCTGCAGGCGAAGGTATAGACATTGCAAGTGGTGTTATCTCAGGTGAGCTTGCTTCTTATACTAATATAGGTATTGCAAAATTTGACTCAGATGGTTTCACAGTTAATAATGGCGAAGTCTTTATTAAAGCAAATGGTATTTCAGCCACTCAAATTTTAGATGGTGCTGTTACTACTGTTAAAATAGCAGACAATGCGGTCACTACTGCTAAGATTTTAAATGGTAATGTTACTACTGCTAAAATAGTAGACAATGCGGTTACTGCTGGTAAGATTTTAAATGGTAATGTTACTACTGCTAAAATAGCAGACGATGCTGTAACATACGCAAAGTTACAAAACTTAGTAACAGCTAATAGAGTATTAGGATCAACTAGTACTGGATTAATAGGCGAGACACAAGTACAGACTGCAATGATAGCAACTAATGCGGTCACTACTGCTAAGATTTTAAATAGTAATGTTACTACTGCTAAAATAGCAGATGTTGCTGTTACAGCTGCCAAGATAGCAACTAATGCTGTTACAGCTACTAAAATTTCATCAAGTGCAGTAACTACAGATAAGATAGCAGCTGATGCTGTAACATATGCTAAACTACAAAACTTAGTAACAGCTAATAGAGTATTAGGATCAACTTCAACTGGAGTAATAGGTGAGACTCTAATACAAAATGCAATGATTGCTCCAGATGCAGTAACTGGTAGTAAGATACCTGATAATGCTATTAACTCAGAACACTATGCAGCAGGCTCAATTGATCCAGAACATCTTGCAAGTAATGCAGTAACGGAAATTAAGATTGCTAGTAATGCTGTTACTTCTGGTAAGATTGCAGCAGATGCTGTTAATGGGACAAAGATTGCTGATAATGCAATTAACTCTGAGCATTATGCAGCTGGTTCAATTGATAATGAACATATTGCTAATGATGCGGTTGGTGCAGATGAATTAAAAAGTGTTGTTTCTTTAATAATATATAACAGTGCAGGTACAGCATTAAAGACATTGTATGGTGCAGGAAGCTAATTAGATGACGGTTAGAACACCACTCATACTTGATGGGTCGAACAATCTCATAGAGATGACGACAGCTCAGATAAACGCAGTTAAAGATAGATGCCGGTATTTGTACGGAACATCTCCATCTGTTACGCTATCACGTGTTGCGTCTGGTGGTAACAGAGGAAGCATTTCTGACACTCGTAAACAAGCTGGTGCTATGTCGACAAGCACAACATCATTACCGACTGAAGCAACCACGGCAGAACCGTCCACAGTTACAGTTAACCGTGCTCACATTTCTGAAAGTAGAGTAGATACAACCGCTAGTGTTGATACTAATAGTGTTGCCTTTCCTGTATATCAAACAAGCGGTAACATTCGATCAATGTCTTTAACGGATATTTATGATACATTCATTTACCCTGCTATAGATACTCTTACAAGTGCTGCCGGTCAACCAGGAACATATTATATTCACACAGGGACATCACTTTCTGGATATACTGCAGTATCAAGTAGCATAGTTTACGCAGACACAAGAGCTAACACAGGAGCTTATACAGCAGGTGGTATTGGTGAAACATTAGATCAGCCTACTACTATTACAAATTACTATCTTTTAAAGGCCAATAATATTTCTGCTCCTTCTATGGCACAAATGTTATTTATTAGAAACTCAGATAAAAATTTAGAGCAATACACACAAGCAGAAATGGATGCATGGTTAAAAAACTGTATGAGACATGCCGCTTCTGAAATAACTGGTACTAGAATATCATATAACCTTAACGGATCTGGCATAAACTTAGGATCTGGTATGGCAAACACTATTCTAAATGGATCTGGTAACTACCAAACACGTTACGTTGGTCTTGATGACTATCGTGCGCAAGAATTCCCTAACGGTTCAGCAGTAACCGCGGCAACCCACAGATTAAGAATGACGCAGGTATAGAAATGACAATACACAATTTAGAAATTAGCACAGCACACTTCACTAATAATGAACGTACAGAGATTGAGGTAATACTTTTTGCTGAAGAATCTACTGAAGATGATGTAGTTCTTATTCCTTATAACATTGAAGCTAAAGATGGTGATGCTGATTACGAATGGCTAATTAGTAAGATCAACATTGATCAGGTTCATGAAAACACCTTTAATAAGTTCCGCAAAGAGAACGAACAATATAAAGAGAATATTGTAGCTGTCGGTAAAGAGATGGGGCTCATCTTTGATAATAATGGAGTAAACAGTAATCTATATGAAGCACTTGTAGATACTTTGTTTGAGCCATTTATCGAAAAAGACATGAAAGAAAAACTATTTGTAATGAAACTTAAACTCTTTGAAGTAGAGGCTATTAAGTCTAGTAAAAATAGAGAACTAAAAGCTAAACTGAGAAAGTCAAAAGACTTCTTATCAGCTATTAAGTATGCAACAATGATTGCACTACCCGAAGAATAGATCAAATTTCTTATGAACAAAATGTAATAGATGTGCCGCAGAAGTCATGTTCTGCTCATTATGATCTAGTATAAAATTCCAAGGCATTCCAATATTAGTAAATGGTACGTTGTATTTCTCTATTATATAAGAGAATATAACTTCGTTGTTTAACACCCAATTCTTAGAGATTTGTTCTGGATAAAGATTATCTTCCAACGAATCATTAAATGTACATACAGCTTCTATTGATCTCTCAGCAAAATTAAGATTACGAACACAGTCTGAATTCATTACAACTACGGCTGTATTGATACAACTCTGAGTACCATTTATATCATGTAATAGTAACATGGCTTTTTTATTATGAGCCTTTGTATACATATCCATGGAGTGCCATTCAAAGTTATCATTAAACCTCTCACGCAATTGTTCATTATCTATATCCGCAACTTCTATATTAAATGCACATACTTTGTTTAAATCAAATCTTTCAAAGATGTTTACTGTAGTGTTAGGTATTACATCAAAGTCTATGTACATTATCTCATCATAATCTTTAGCTAGTCTCTCAAACGAGTTTAGCTTTTCAAATTGAACTTCGATATAGTCAGTTGAAGTAGGCTTTATAAGCAGATAGTCTGCACCCACAATGTTAGCATACTCTCTATGCTTCTGCTCTAGTTGATCTGCATACTTAATAAACTGTTCTCTTTTAAATGAGGGAACAGATTCATGATCAGCAAGATCATTTCTATATAAGCTGAATATTATTCTTTTCACACCATTGCCTTACATAGTCAAAGTCTTTACTCACACAATGAATAAACTTTGCATTCTTTGTTATATAACTCCATTTATCCATAAAGAAGTGCCACTGTTCTCCTAAGACTTGATACTCGACTTCATTCATATAAGTCTTATATCCCCATATAGTTTCGTTATCATATCCAAACATATAACTTATAGACTCAGGGTAGAAATCTGGATCTGATATCATATTAGACATTAGGTCTAGTGTTTCTTNAAAGTTATCAAAGTANCCTAACTTATCTAAGTGTTCTTTTCTTGCACCTACTATTGCTGTATTAAATACATCTGGCTCATCTACACTCATTCCGCTTTCAGCAAGCATACACCTACTGTTCCACATCTTAGCCATAGGTGATCTTACATGGTGTGTATAGTTATGAGTCTGTAGTTTGTTTATAGGTAGTTGTCCTGTGGCAGTACCCGTCATAATAGCGATACCTTTTGACAAATCAATCTCTTCAAAGAAGTTAAGATCGGTGACAGGTATAACGTCTATGTCTAGGTATAGCACCTCATCATAATCTTCTAAAAGATCAACGAGTAAACGTATCTTCCAAAAATTAACTATATTATAATATGAGATGTCTGGATAGTTATCTTGAAACCATTTAACATAGTTATCGAAGGGTTTATCTTTAACAAAGTGTCTGTACTCAACACTAATTGAATCAGCATATCTTTGTTGACTTGCTAGTAACCATTCGTAGTTATCAGCAAACTTGTCCTTAGACTCATGATGAGATACAAGTTTTTCTTTAGGTATATCTATGTAGAAACTATATATAACCCTACGCATATCCTATCACCATAAATCTTTTATAACCATTTGGCATATCTAAAGAACCTTTATATAATATTTCTTTTAGACCAGTATTCTCAACCAACTCATCTTCACTATTCACACAGTTGATATGATCTGGTACATGAAACATATTATTACTTTGTACAGCAAATAAACAGTTGTCTTTGTATTCTTTCTTTGCTAGTATAGTATGTAGTGGTGGCATATGTTCAGACGATGTGTTAATAACTAAGTCTGTTTTTATATCACTGATATGATATTCACTAACATCTTGACATTGAGTATCAACTATATCTCTTGAGTTAAGTTTTCTGCAAACGCTTAGAGCATTTTCATCTATATCAATATTAGTTATTCTCTTAATAGAAAAAGCATCCTTTAACATAGATGATATGGGGTGAGCAAACCAACCACCCCACAGCTGAATTTTTTGAATATCATATTTAATAATATTTTGTACTAGCCATTCTTTAGATGCAACTTGGTTAGGTGACATGCTATCTAAGAAATGTTTGGTATCACCACCTGAATACTCACACTCCCACAGAGCTTCCCAAACTCTTTTATCAATGCCTGTAAAATTATCTTTACCATTCCAGTAATGTTCCATACCTTTATAACCATAATCATCTAACAGATACTTGCCATCTTTCTTATCACGTTTCCAACCATTAAAGATACATACTGTATAATCTGGCATACCATAGTATCCCTTAAAGTCGCCATATGTGTAACAGTTATCTTTATCAACACCAAACAGTCTGGAGTATATTAGCTTTTCTGGAAAGGTGTTTATATCTTTTATCTCATGGTATAAGAAACCATCTATGCCATTATATGCCCAAGTATAGTGATCAATGTCTTCTTTAAACTTATTCCATATATGAGATAGATCGCCACTCCAAGCCATAACTGAAGAGTTGTAATCCATATCATTACCTTTTAGCTCATAATCTTTCCAAAAGGCTTTTACCATACAAAGCTTGTTAGGTCTTATACTATCAATAATAGGTTGTAAATTGTTTTGTATAACTACATCAAGATCAAAGAATATATGCTGATCTGGTTCTTGGTCAAATAGAGTTAGTTTCCACCACCAGTTTTCTAAACCTAAAGAAGTATCTAAAGGTTTTATCTGTATGTCTTTATGTATGTTATCAGGGTTTTCTGTATGGCAAACAAATGTGAATGGTATGGCTATGTTATTAGATACCATTGTATATAATCTATTCACGTGTTCGTGACTAAACTTGTTACCCCATTTTACGCATGATATAATCATTAATTACTAATATATCCATTTCAGTTCTATTAAAGGTACTTATAGCTTCCTCTGGAGTCTCTACAATAGGCTCTTGACAATTAAAGCTAGTGTTAAGTAACATAGGAATGCCAGTGATTTTATAGAACTCATTGATTAGATCATAAAACTTTTCATTCTGTTCTCTATTCACTGTTTGTATTCTAGCAGTATTATCAACGTGCGTTACACCAGGAATCTTATCAGACTTTACTTTTACTATTCGAGACATATAAGGGCTTGGTGATTTAGTGTCAAAGTAATCTTGGTAATGATCTTCAAGTACAGAAGGTGCAAAAGGTCTAAAGTCTTCACGTTCTTTTATTGTGTGATTGATAATACTTTTTATTCTAGGATTTCTAGGATCTGCAAGAATACTTCTATTACCTAATGCTCTGTGTCCACTCTCAGACTTACCTTGGAACCAACCAATAATCTTACCATCAGCAATAGCTTGAGCAACTTCTTTTATATCTACTTTCTCATCACCAACAAAGTCATACTCTTTACCTGCATACACATCTGGTATATGAACATTATTATTAAGAGTATAGTCAGCGTGCATATATGTTCCAAGTGCTTGGCCTTCATCACCAGGAGCAGGAGGAACAAAAACATTCTTCCATTCTTCTGTTAGTAATTCATTCACATATCCATTATATGCTACACCACCTGTGACGCACAAGTTGTCGCTAGTCTTATATTTCTTTACAGCATCCATAATTCTTTCTTGAGTTGCTTGCTGTAAAGTATATGCTATATGTCTTGGATTTTCTTGCTGAACAATTTTCCATAATCGATGCCAAATTATATCATCTTTTCTATCTTCCATACTCCAAAACTCATCTAACAGCATATAAAGTTTCATAAGTATTTTACGTGACTTGCCATAACCTACCAATCCCATAACTTTACTTGCGCCAAGAGTGCCAAAGCCTAATTCTTTTGAAAAATAATCCCACAGTTCACCTATAGATAAGTTTAAGTCATGAGGTGTGCCATTCTTATCAAAGAACACTGTATTGTATTTGTACCCTCGACCATCTATAGCTAATATGTCTGACTCATCAAAACCGGAATTTAAGTATGCATAAGCTGCATGTGATTGATGGTGATCTATGTAATAGATGTTTCCATCTTTCTTATAGTCCCAAAGGTTATTAGGCTTCCAATCCATAAATTCTGTTTTTAATTCAAGATCAGGCATTTGAGCAACACCGCCTATGGTTGTTGTATAAGCAAATATATTATCGTCTTCTGTGTTCCAATACTCGTTATAAAATTCTTGACCTGAAGTATTATCTTGTCTATTCATTTTATCTACTGTAGTATGATGAGGATATGCATCATAGTGCCAAGGTATATTATGCTTACGACGAGTATATCTTTCCCTTTGGTTATGCCAAGTTCCATCATATGTGTTATGATCGTGAGGACCAAATGCTGCACTAAATATTTTCATGTATAAATTCCATAATTAATCTGTGTCCTATTTTATTAGGGTGGCCATCATGAGGTCCAATTACATAATCCTGAGGAACATTCTTAGCACTTTTAAAGAATGAGCTATCAGGATTATTGTTAGCAAGTTTATGAAACTCACGCCATTGTTGATGAACTGTATGATCTCCAACAACAAAACCACCAGCTTCATTATAGATAGGCCATCCTATAAAATTACTCTTATCTATATGAAAGAACTGTGGCGATTCATTAATATATTTTATACAGTCCAATCTAGTTTCTTTATATGCATCTGAATGATATTCGGATATATAATCCATAAATAGAGAAATCATTTGAAACTGCTTATATGGTAAATTATGAGTCTCACATAGCATCTGTAAGTTGTAAAAGTTTCTTATACTCTTTCTTATAAAGTGGTATAATTCTCCTCGTGGGCTTACTCGAGTATTATGCCAACTTCTATGCCAACTTTTGTGCAAATTTCTACTTGGTTGGTGCATAACAAGTTCATAGTCCATTCTCTCTGATTTAGACCAAGCAGCAATAACCATTCCTATATTTTCTGGATTGTTTTTGCATACATAGTCTTGTATAGAGGAATATATCTGCTCGTTGCCTGCTCCTGATTGAGCTAAACACACTAGATCCATATCTAGTTTTTCAGCTAATAGAATAGGCCATGTTACAATGTCTGTTGCATCATAAGAGTTACAGCGCTGATCAGAAAAACTATCACCGCCTACTAACAAGGTCTTTCTCATAATACAGCTCCAGCTTCCATTATCTTTAGTATTTGTTCTTGAGGTCTTTTATCTATGTGTTCAGTACAGCCTATACAGTACTTCTCAAAACCAAATAGTTCAAAGTTCATCATCTTCTGTAAGTTCTCATACGTCACATCAAACTGTTTAGATCCTTTGATTACTTTCTTACTACAATGTCTTATCTTTTGTATCTCAAAGTCTATCACCGGTACCTTTGGAAAGGCAGCACACATACGTCTATCAAACTCTGGTGCTTGTGATGTCTCTGTCCAATCTGGAGACCTTGAATTAAACTCTTTAAGTAAAGTGTTCTTATGATCTATCTCAGATAAGTCATGGTTATCTCTATGAGCAAAGTATCCTGGTGTCTTTATAACAAG